GATGCAATGAATATTATGGATTTTATTGGTTCTCTCAAAGTGCAGTTTTCTGATCTTGAAAATACAGGAAAGGTTGGTTATGTCAAAGGTGTAAGCGATATTTTCTTGAAGAATTTGAAAGAATTAGATGTGCACAAACGTCCAATTCATTGTAGTGATTTGAAGAGAGAAGTAATGTATGTCAAGGATAAAGATGTTTGGGAAAAGGATGAAGATAAGAAGAAAACAACATTGGCTATCAGGCATATTGCTGATAAGAATTTCAAACAGATCCATCAATGGTTAAAAGAAAATCCAGAAGCTAAGGATGCTAGAAACAAGAAAAATGAACAATATATGATGATTGTGAATAAATGTACTGGCGGGATAGATGAAGAAGAAGATGAGAAATATTATGGAAAAATAATTACTAACGTTGCAAAAGAAGTATTTATAAGAAAATAATGTTAACAAATTTTTGGAGCTTTATAATCTAACCCCAATAAGTCAAAATAGTTTTGTCCTAATGCAATACATCTAAAAGCATTATTATTTACGTATTTTAAAATATTGCTTGTTTTTTTAAGAGAATTCTTATAATCAATTGACGTTTTATTTATTGAACCAATAAAATCAGTGCCAGGTAAAAACCGTTTGGGCCATTTATTTAATAAATTTATATAATAGTCTCGTTCTTTTTTATCAAAAAATTTTTGATCATATAAAATACTCCAACTTATATCAAAATATAAATTATGATATTTTTTTAATAAATTATCTAATAATTCAACATGGGTTTTTGAATCAATTAATTTTAATTCTCTAGAAAGTCCAAGATGCATCCATACAATTTTATTTTTTGGATATAAATTTAAAATTTCTAGCATTAATGGTAAGTATTTAAAGTTATCATTATCATTACCTAAGTCGCAATGTAATGATAGCGGCATATTTTTCTTTATTAGTCTACTCATAAAAGGTTTCCATTTTTTTATAATATTTATTGGAACGTGATAAAATTTATTATTAAATAATGATTGTTTTACTAAATTAACCTCACCCATCCATCCAAAAAAATTTGGATATTTTTTTTCTAAAAATTTCATTTTTTTTACAATTGTTTCAGGTTTACTTAGATCTGGGAATGTCATTGATAAATTTATTTTAATATCTTTAATGTATTTATAATTTTTTGAAATAGCTGTTTTTAAATTTTCAGCATTTAATATATCATTTTCAATCGATGGTTTTATAATTGATTTTGGGCAATTTAAATAATGGTCACATTTTTTATTTGTAAATATTTTCTGACCAATACCTTCACCTTCTATAAATAAAATACCAGAGTTGTGTAAAATATTTAACATTTCAATAAATGGAATACTTTTTCCACCAAAAGGTTGTAAATGTAAATGTGTATCTACTATTGCATTATTATTTTTTGTTCTATTATAACATTTTTGTGTTTTATTTTGTCTTTTATATTTTGTATTTCTTTTTGTTTTATTCATTGTTAATTTATATTTATATAAAAAATAAATTTATTTTTGTTTTGGATCTATCTTTTTATTACACTTTTTAACATTTAAAACGCCGATTTATACATATATTACTTTGTGTTTATAGTCGCATATAATTTTAAAATTTTTAAATATATTACCACCAATTGCTCCAATATGTTTTATTCCAGTTTCATTAGAGAAATAATATAAAAAAGCATTTTTTTCTCTTCTTAGAAATTTAACATTTTTAACAATTGTACTAAATATAATAATTTCAGGTATAATAATACAAGGACTTCCATCATCGTCATATTTTTTAATAACTTTATATTTTTTTTGTAATTTATCAAAAATATTTCCATCTAAAAAAGATATTCCATAATTTTTATTATTTCGTATAGTTGTTGCACCAGTATCAAATAAAAATACTTCATTTTTACCTTCAAATTCTAATTCAAATAATGCATAATTTAATTTATTATGAAGCATTGTATATGGTATCATATTCTTAGGTATTTTATTAATAAAATTAAACTTTTTTTCCATATAATCAAATAAATAAATTTTATTTTTCCAATAATCATTTCCAAAAAAAACAATTACTTTTTTTGTTAAAAAATCTGATTCAGTTTCTTCTCTATATATTAATTTTACCTTGTTATTTAGTTCAGGATTTCTAAATTGAAATGTCATAACTCCTCCTGTATCTAAAAAACCTATAAAATCATCAATTACTCTAATAAATATTAAATTATTTTTTAACATTATAATATACTATATAATTATAATATATGATAATAAAGGCATACACATAAAAATGAATATTTATAAATTATCTGAAGTTGAATATTTTTTAACAACATAGACTACTCAAAAAGATGTCTGTATAAAAATCGGCGTTTGAAATATTAAAAAGTGTAATACATTCCCAAAGGTTTATTTAGTTTTCTGTGATCACTCTGGGTGCAATATTCATAGTGATCAACTCTTGGAACAGCAGCTTACACGCATAAGGAATTTCCACATAAGCAAACTCTGTCCTATTGTCGCACGTCCTGCACCTATGAATATGAACTTGATCATTATATGCTGCAATAAGCCCACACTTTTTACAAGTATATACTTGATATTTATCTGATGCATCATACAAACGACCTCGGGTAAAACGCGACGCACCGTGTGAAATCGTCGCATCTCTTTCCATCTCACCAAATCTGAGACCACCATCGCGACTTCTACCTTCAGCAGGCTGACGCGTCAAATTAACCATTGGTCCAATGGCGCGGCTATGAGCCTTATCATTTACCATATGCTTCAGCCTCTGATAAAATACCGGACCAATGAATATATCACATTCTACTTGTTCTCCTGTAAGGCCATTGTACATAACTTCATTTCCAGTGCTTTGGTACCCTAATTTCAAGAGTTCTTCACGAACCATTCCAATATCAAGATCTCCGAAACTGGTTCCATCACCGAAAAGCCCGAGTTCAATCAAAACTTTGCCCATAAGAGTCTCTTTTAGCTGCGCAATTGTCATACGAGATGGAATGGCGTGAGGATTCAAAATTAGGTCAGGACGTAGCCCGTTCTTTGTAAATGGCATATTTTCTTCAGGAATAATGTTACCAATAGTACCTTTCTGTCCACTACGAGACGAGAATTTGTCACCAATCACTGGCTTTCTTACAGCGCGTAAACGAACCTTGGCGAAATTATATCCATCGCCATTGCGTTCAATGTAATTCTTATCAATATAAGTGGGCTCATCTGTTTTGTAAATGCGGCTCTGGTCTTCGTATTTAATAACCTTCGTGTGGTCATTGCGATTTTCTCTAATTGGCGTAACCTTAGATATAATAACATCGCGATTCTCCACCAGCGTGTTCTCAGGAATGAGACCTTTGCTATTCACTTTGTTGTAATTGGCGAACTTCATCCCCTTGGTCTTTGCACCATCTGGTTTGCATCGGATCTCTTCATCACCATTGATTTTCTGTTTATCTTCGTCTTTCTCTGTGTGATAAATGGTAGCTTGGAATAAACCACGATCAATAGATCCCTTATTGAAGAGCAATGAATCCTCTTGGTTATAACCAGTGTGCGTCATAATCGCGACAACCACATTACAACCGGATGGGATCTTGTTAATATGAATCATATCCATTACACGTGTGTCCACCATCGGCCTCATAGGCGAGTTCAACACATATGCAGTCTTGTCCATACGCTCAGCATAATTGGTAACATAAACGCCCATTGCCTGTTTTGCTTGCGCACATTGATACGTATTTCTCGGCGATTGATTGTGTTCCGGGAATGGGATGCAAGATGCTAAGATGCCAAATATTGTACTTGGGTGGATTTCACAATGGGTGTATTTGCGAATCTCCTCAGTTCCAGCAGTTGCTATAAGATCAGTTGGTTTCACAGCGATTAAAGACCAACTTTGTTCTTCAGGATCAATATATTCCAGTATGGCCTCATCAATCTTGCAATTCGTTAGCAAGTCGTCCCAGGTCAAAGCCCCTGTATTCAAATCGCGAATTATAGATTTCTTCACAAGAATGTTATTATCTTTGACTCTTAGCAGTGGCCTAGAAATACGCCCACCGTCATTGCAAACACGAATTTCATTTCTCTTATAATCAAACACAATGGACACATATATGTTGATGATGCCGCGCTGCTTCTTGTCTTTCAACATATTGTACAAAGTCAAAGGATCCTCGCTTATACCAATCCACGAACCGTTAATGAAAACTTTGGTCTTGTCATACATTTCGTGAGGGGATAAGGTGCCAATTTCCAAAATATGTGGCATAATATATTCGTAGATCGGCATTGAGTTGGAGCTTATGGTCACGTGAGTCATATAGCTCAAATTTTTCACTACACCAACAGATTGCCCTTCAGGTGTATTGTGAACTACCAACCCATCTTTCAAGCAGAATCTCCCACGTTTATCGTGTAGTTGCCATCCAACATAAGGACCTATCCCTGCTTCTACTAAGCTAAATTTACTGCACTCAATGCCTTCTACTTTAAAGAGAACCAAGTGTTCTTTAGTTCTCTTGTTAAGTTTCAAATAATTTTCAATTGTAATATCTAGAGTGTCATCATCATCAAAACCATTAACAAACTCTTCTGCTTCCTTTAAAGAATTGAAGAATTTTGTTTGAAACTTTAATTCATTTCTATTCAAAAACTCTACATTATAACTAATTTTTCTATTTTCTCTTTCTGATTTTCTAATACATTTATGCTGACGAATTTTAAGAGTCAATATATGATTATCGGTAACGCGGTGTTTCATAAAATTATCTTTCTCTGGAATGACATCATACATATTTTTTTCTCCTGAACAAGTTGTGCGAACCTTTGTTGGATTCCCAAGATCATCAACAAGAACATCTCCAACTAGTATATCTCCAGCGCGTTTAACAGAACCATCCCACATCAAAATTGGAGTTTCTGGATCAAAACACTCTGCTAAGCATAAGAAACCCCACGTTGTATTATGCAGCTTTCTAGGAGGGATCAACTTGCCGCTTTTGTCTGTAGGTGTACTAATACGCCTGGAATGGCTCAAACTTGCTACATAAGTCAAGCGATTCAACACTTGTGCAACTCCGACCTTATTAGAACTGACGTGTTTGATACCGAAGTCGCCAGTAGATAGAGCACGTTTGATACCATTCTCAATAGTAGTGGACTTAATAATTTTATAAATGTTGGTCTCATTGATGATGCGCAAATAGTCGTCAGTGGATTTCCAAGATCCAGTATTGATTTCTTTGATCACCTGCTTCTCCATATCTTTGACCAACTTGTTGAAATAATTACGAAACAAGTTGTTGAGCAATGTTCCGGTCAAGTCAACGCGCTTATTAAGATATGAATCGCGATCATCTTGTTTGACCCATTCAAAACTCGCCTCCAACAATCTGTAAGCCATATAACCGAGGAACATTACCTTCTGGACAGGAGTGCTGCAGTGTGGAAACAAATCATTGCTCAAAATATCCAAGGTGAACTCGTGCTTTTTCTTTGCACCGGTTTCCTTATCCATATTAATCGGAGTATACATTGCTTGAGTAGTAATATGCCTGATGCATTCTTCTTGTGTCAAGTAACCATTTGCATCAATGATGGATGCCTGTAGGCCTTGCAGGACTTCCTTTTCTTTGGATCCATCCAAATTCAACAAAATTTTCTCACAAATCTCTTGGTCGGAAATGATTCCTAATGCACGAAACAATACGAACAGTCCAATTGGCTGCTTCAACCGTGGCAACTGCACATAAATCGGACATCCAAATCCGTTATTCTTGGAAGACAAATACAAGTTGATCTGTTTCGGCGAAATGCACTTGAAGTCAGGCACAGATTTGATCTCAGCAGACCACGAATATTTTGTGCTATTCTTTCCGACATTGAAACAGTAGACGCGATTTTCTGCGGCGCGTTCTTGACCTAATACAGTCTTCTCTGAACCATTGATGATGAAGTAACCACCAGCATCAAACTTGCACTCACCAGTGTGGATATTTTCTACGTGCTTGTACTGGTTTAATACGCAAATACTGGATTTCAACATAATCGGCATTTTTCCAATATGAATTTTCGGCAGACTCTTGTAAAATGTCTGAGCGTTTTCTAGATTCTCGCCGTTTCTAACAACAAACTTAATGTTTATGTCCACGGTCATTGCAGAAGAATAAGTGAAATTGCGAAGACGTGCCACTTGAGGAAACATCAGACTAGTTGCACCATTGTTTTCGTGAATTTGTGGACGATACATATGAAAGTTTTCAAAAGTGAGAAAGATTTCTAGTGAATATTTTCCAGATTTTACGTCAAAATCTTGCTCGGAAGCAATGTGGACAGGGTTGAACATTTCTATTGTTTTAATAATTTGGTATCCTACAAAATTATTATACGATTCTAGCTGGTGTCTAACGAGCCTCTCCAAATGTTGACCTTTGAAATAAGACTCAATAATAGACCAAGGGGTTTCAATATATTGATCATTATGAACGTCAAAATTATCTGATTTACTTGTCATTTGTTTGATCTCTTGGTGGTTGATAATATGTGACTGATCCATTTAGATATTTATTATTTCAATTTATTTTTAAATTGTTTTAATAACCATTTATTATTCAACTAGAAATGCAAAAATTCAACCTAATAATCCATTAAATTACTTTGTTTAACATCAAAAATTATGGAGTTAATAGTAGAAAATCCTGTAACCCAAGGATAAACTGAATAACTAATGATTTCTTTGGCTCTTGATAATATGAAAAAATCAATCAACGTATCAGATATATCACAATTTGTTTTTTTAAAATCGCCAAGATGCGTTTTATTATTAGACCAATATCCTAAAGCATCATAGGTTTTTTTGAGTGAATTGCCAATTGGGTCACAATCTGTAATTAATATAAATTTACTATGAAAATTTTTTTCCAAAATCAATAAATTGTAAATTTTATTTTTTAATAATAATAATATTTCAGAGTTATCAAAATGATTTGGATTATAAATATAATGATCGCCTAATCGCAAATGAATTACTTTATAATCTGCATTTGGATTAATATTATAATAACGGTCAAAAACAATAAATAATTTATTTTCTAATAAAAAATTAGGTTTTAGTAAGTTTTGAAAAAATATCTTGCAGTTATATTCTATTGGTCCAAAATTCAAAAAACTCCCATCATTATCTTTTGAATAAAATGCATTTGTTATTACAGAAAAATTTTTTCTATTTTCAAATAAAATTTGCAATTCTTCATCTATAACTGAATAATTTTTTGGATGCAATAATTCTTGAACTTCTATATTGGATTCATTACTTATAAAATATGGACTGTGTTTCAAATAATTGAATATTGGATGAATATCTTTATCAAAATACAATGTAAACCCATATTTTTGTGAATATTTATATAATGCAATAGATCCTCTCAAAAAATCTGCAAGTCCAGGAGGCTGGGGGTTAGTTTTACATACTGGTAAATAACTATGAATAACTATTGGTTTTTTCTCTCTTGACATAAAAATAAACTATATATTTTTATTAAATTAATTAGATTTAATATTAAATTATTGGGATATATTTATTCAAATACAATGTTAGTATTGAGAGAATATTAAAATAAAGAATATAAAAGCAAAACAAATGAATATGCAATGAAAGAAGTCATAACCTTTCTTGATGAAACTCAAAAATCAAATGAAAATAAAACTCTATCTGAAGAAACTTCACAAAAAGACAATAGTTGTTGTAATGAATTAGGTAATGAATGTTTGACAACTTCATTAAACTCTGTCGAAAATGAAAAAACTAAATTAAATGAGTTTTTAAAAAATATAGGAAATCAATATGATGATTCTAATATGAATTATGGTTACAACTGTAAAGATATCATCAAATATAGCCGTGAAAAATACGATCCAAATTATTATAACGACGCTCAATTAATAGAAAGATTAAATAATGTTAAAAAGAGATTGTTTGCACCACTATGTAACCAGAGAAATCTTATTAAAAAGGATCTTATTGAGATCAATGTAGATATAAATAATATAGATGACTTATTGAAACTCATAAAAGATAATCCACTTTCAGAAACAAAAGAATATAATGTTAACATGGATTCGCTTCATAAGATTGAACCATATCTTAAGAGATTGAATGATATGATTGGAATGAAAGACGTAAAACAGAGTATTCTTGATCAAATCTTATATTTCATACAAGACTTACATAAGGCAACAAATCACGGTGTAGTCGGTGATTTTATGCACACAGTTATTTATGGGCCACCAGGTACAGGCAAAACAGAAGTAGCCAAGTTAATAGGCAAAATCTTTTGTAAACTAGATATTTTGAAAAAAGGTACATTTAAAAAAGCAACGCGCACAGATTTAGTTGCAGGATATCTTGGTCAAACTGCAATGAAAACGAATGACTTGATTAAAGAGTGTTTAGGAGGTGTTCTTTTCATAGATGAGGCATATGCCCTAGGTAATTCGGAGAAGCGCGATTCATTTGCAAAAGAATGTATTGACACATTGTGTGAGGCATTGAGCAACCACAAAGATAATCTAATGGTTATTATTGCAGGGTATGAATCCGAATTGAAGGATTGTTTTTTTGCGTATAACCAAGGACTTGAATCTAGATTTAATTGGCGTTTCAAGACAGGACAATACAATGGAAATGAGCTTTATGAAATTTTTGTTAAAAAAGTAGAAAAAATAGGATGGACAATAGATTCAAATATTGAGGCAAAATGGTTTGAAAAAAATGCAGTATATTTCAAGTTTTATGGGAGGGATATAGAAACAGTTTTAGCCAAAGCGAAGATTGCACACGGAAGGCGTATTTTTGGAAAATCATCAGAAAACAAGAAAAAACTAGATAAGAAAGATTTAGAAAAAGGGTTTGAGAATTTTTTGAAGAATGATGATGTTAAAAATAGGAAGGAAGATGCAGATCACTCAAATCGTTTGAGTATGTTGTATTTATAAAATTATTACTTACATAATTTCGTAAAATGAGTTTAATAATAATAATCATACATAATAATAATTCTATTTAAAATGGCGTCAAATTCTAAAACAATAAAAATAAATACTGAATATTTCAATAATATTGGTGGAAAAACAAAGAAAAGTCGTGGATCTGGAACAGAAAAACAGACAATACAAAAACCAATAATAAATCCGAATTCTTTGAAACGTCATTTATTGAATCGTATCAAGGCGCATAAAAATAGAGAGAAAAAAGAATATGATGATGAGCAAAAAAAAAGTTCATTAGAACAGACAGCTTCTACAAACCCACCTACAAGTTCAAACACAAATTTCAATGATGAATTTTACGATTCTATCAATTACTTGAATAGTTTGTCAAAGAAACAAAAAGAAGACAATGACAAGAATAAATATGAAAAGTTAATGGAACAAAAACGCGAGAATATGTTGGCACAAAAAACAGTAAAAAACCATAATGCGGTATATGGAGGCCAGATATTACCTTATGTTGAACTAGAATTACCAGAAGAGTTGAAAGAACCAGTTGTGACTCCTCTACAAAATGAATCATTTAAATTGAATTATTCAATAAATGATAACGTGCCTTATGGTTGTTTGAAAGGTGGGATTAAACCTACTTATAGAACAATGAATAATAATACACGTCGTAATTTTGCACCTCTTTATCAGCAACCAGTTATTATTCCTCAACAAGTTGCAACTCCTATTAAAGAAGATGTTATTAATGATAGGAGAAAACGACTTGAAATTTTAAAGGAGAAACTCAAAAGACAAGAAGATATAGAATTAATGAATTCGTCTTCATCAACAGTGAATCCTCAAGTTCAACTACAAACACAATTTCAATTAACACAAATACAACCACAAAGAGAAATACAAAGACAAAGACAAATACAACCGCAACCACAAATAGTAACTCCTGAGAAAAAAGAAGAACCAACTCCAACCAAGAAGTTTATTAAGCGTACAATCAAACGTAAATATACATTAGGCAAATCCAATGTTTACAAGAAAGTAGGAGTCCTCATTAAAGATAAAAACACACGAAAAAATGTTATCAATGCACATAAGGATTTAAAAAAGAAACCGATTAATGAAGTAAAAAATTACTTGAAAAAACGCGGATTATTGAAAGTAGGTAGTAATGCACCGAATGACGTGTTGCGTAAAACATATGAAAGTGCAATGTTATCAGGGGATATTATTAATATTAACAAAGACACACTCTTGCATAATTTCTTGAATGATACTGATAATGATTAATACATTTATAAAAATTTCATAAACTTATTTTAAGGTTTTATTATCTGATCTTAAAATAAGTATGGAAACTACTAATAATAAATTACCTGAAAAAGTAGAAACATTTTTTAAAGAATTAAGCGAATATTTGGATACAAAGCTTCTTTATTATGGCAGTGTTCAAAGACGAGACTATTTTGAAGGGAAAAGTGATATTGATGTAGACATTTTTACAGATAATCCAAGTAGCATTGTTAATAAACTACAACATTTTTTGGATGTTCCAAAGAAAAAATTCAAAAATGTTATATGGAGGTTACACGATAATAATAAAGTAATTTATGGTAAAAAAATATATTATAGAGCCCCAAATGAGGAATTCAAAGTAGAATTCTCCATTTATGATGAAAAATATAAGAAAGATGTCTTGAGACAGCACTTGAAAAAAACGATTTTACCATTTTATGCAATTTGGATGTTGACCATTTTGAAGTTCTTTTATTATCAAATGAATTTCATAGACAAGAAAACATTTAATTATATAAAAACGTTGATTCTTACACTTGCAATAGGTATGCCAGATGAAGACTTCGTTGTTCTTGAATCATTATAAAATCAGATTAAAGACTTTGTAATAACTATTATAATATACAATAAAATACATTATAATGGCATTAGTAAAAGATTATTTTGAAAAAACCAAATATTATAAGCAGGAATATGGAGAGAAAACTCTTGTATTAATGCAAGTCGGCAGTTTCTTTGAAGTATATGGAACCCAAGATCCAAATACAGGAAAAATTAGTGGAAGCAATATTTGCGAGTTTTCCAGAATATGTGACCTCAATATTGCGGAGAAGAACATTTGCGTTGGAAATCAAAAAATAGTTATGGCAGGATTCTCTCTTTCAGGCATTGATAAATACTTGAAGAAGCTTCAAGACGAATCATATACTGTAGCTGTTTATACTCAAGATGAACAGGCCAAAAATACAACACGCAGTTTAGCTGGAATCTATTCACCAGGCACTTTTTTCTCAATTGAATCCCAGAAGATCACTAATAATATATTATGTATTTGGATTCATACATTAGACCTAAGTGCATCGTCTTCTCTCTTACAAAAGATTTTGAAAGGTGGAAATGGGGAATCTAAGGAGATGATTTACATTGGAATTGCAAATATTGATATATACACTGGAGCATCCTCTATTTTTGAGTTTTCAGAGAATTACATTAAAAATCCGACGACATTTGATGAATTGGAGCGATTCGTATCTATTTATCAACCGAGCGAAGTAGTTTTGGTTGGACATAATTCGGTAGAAGAAATGGAAATGATTATTAATTATGCAAACATAAAGTGTAACAGCGTACATTTGATTAGTTTGATACAAAATACAAGCTCTAAACAACAATCCAATTATGTGAAACAAGCACTCAACTGTGAAAAACAAGTCTACCAAAAAGAGGTCCTTGATAAATTCTTTCCAGATAAATATTCCACTAATGCCGATCTTGGAGCACAGTTTTTCCAAAAAATGTATGCTACACAGGCCTATTGTTTCTTGTTGGATTTTGTATATCAACATAACCCCTATTTGGTGAGCAAGATTATGGAACCTGTATTTGAAAATTGCAGCGATCGCCTTGTTCTTGCAAATCACTCATTGAAGCAATTGAATATTATTGACGACGATAATGATTATAATGGAAAGTACTCCTCCGTTGTGAAACTATTGAATCATTGCGTTAGTCCAATGGGCAAACGTCGTTTTGCATACTTGTTTTTGAACCCTACCACATCTGCATCATATTTGCAGTCTGAATATGATATAACCGAACATATTTTAACTGCATATTTGAGAACCCAAACTGAAGAGTGTGAATTTTTGAGACAAAAGTTGGCTACTATCAAGGATATTCATAAGGTGAACAGGCAAATTATTATGAAAAAGATACCACCCAAGACGTTGAGCCAAGTATTTAAGAATTTGCATACTATTTCAGAAATATGGGGTACATTATTATCTGATAAGGTATTGCAAAATTATTTTGAAATATCAATGGAGTCTTCTGGAAACGTCTCTCTTTATTGCACAAAGTTGATTGATTTTTTGGAGAAAAACTTGAATATGGAATTGTGTGCAACTATTGATAGTATTCAACAATTTGATACAAATTTCATTAAAACAGGAATAAATGCAGAATTAGATAATAATACACAATTATTGAGTGATTCTTTTGAAATTCTGGATTCAATTCGTGAATATTTCAATGATCTTATTGGAAAGACCGAGAAATCCAAAACAAGCCTAACTAAGTCCAGCGATTTTGTGAAATTACACGAAACAGAGAAGAATAGTTTCAGTTTAGTGGCAACAAAAAGAAGATGTGCTATTCTGAAAGAGACATTAAAGAAAGTGAACCATAACCAAGGTGAAGTCTTGTTAAAATACAACGAATCACAAGTCTACAATTTGAAAGTGAATAAAGATGAAATAGTTTTTTCAACTCAAAGTGCGAGCAATGATTGCGTAGTAAGTAGTCAGATCAATGGATTATGTAAAAATATTACAAGTATCAAGTTGAAGCTGAAAGATATGATCAGTAGTGTGTATAATAATATTTTGGACCAGTTGGAAAAATATCAAGACGAAATAGAAACTATTATAGAGTTTGTTACGCTAATAGATGTGGTTTTTTCAAAGGCATTTATTTCTAAAAAATACAATTATTGCAAACCTCAAATAGACATTGATGCAGAAAAATCGTTTGTACAAGCAGAAGGGTTGCGTCACTGTTTAATAGAGAAAATCCAACAATCAGAAATATATGTGACAAATAATATATGCTTAGGGAAAGCGTCGGGAGAGAAAGAATTAGATGGAGAGAAAGATGGAATGCTCTTGTACGGGACAAATGCAGTTGGTAAAACGAGTCTAATAAGAGCACTTGGCATAACTGTTATAATGGCCCAAGCTGGACTTTATGTGCCTTGCTCCCAATTCATTTTTAAACCATACAAATACATATTTACTCGCATCATAGGCAATGACAATATTTTCAAAGGGCTTTCAACTTTTGCAGTGGAAATGTCTGAGCTCCGGACAATTCTGCGCTTAGCAGACCAAGATAGTCTCATTTTGGGAGATGAATTATGCTCAGGAACCGAGAGTATTTCTGCCCAGAGTATTTTTGTAGCAGGGATACAAAAGCTGTGTACAAAGAAGAGCACTTTTATTTTTGCAACACATTTACACGAGATTGTGGGTTATGATGAGATCAAAAATCTTTCAAATCAGATATCTTTAAATCATATGGCAGTGATCTATGATAAAGCAAACGATGTATTGATCTACGACCGCAAACTGAAAGATGGACCAGGAACAAATATGTATGGTCTAGAGGTATGTAGGTCCCTAAATTTGCCCCAAGATTTCTTAGAAGCAGCTCATCAAATAAGGATGAAATACCATCCAGAAGGTTCATCTATTTTAGCTCAGAAGACATCACATTTTAACAGTAAAAAAGTGATGGGAAATTGTGAAATGTGTAAACAGGCAATAGGAACAGAAGTACATCATTTGCAACATCAAAGTGAAGCAGATGAGGATGGGTTTATTAGGAAATCAGATGGGACAGTATTTCATAAAAATCATTCTGCAAATTTAATGACATTGTGCGAGACATGTCATCAGAAAATGCATAACCAGGGAAAAGGGGTTCAACATATAAAAGTAAAGACCACGAAAGGTTCTAAAAAAGTGAACTTAGAATTAGTGTAATCAAAATCAAAAACAAGATAAAAACAAAATATTATGGTATTATAATATGGATATAATTATTCAAATCATTATTTTTGCTGGATTAATGTTGGGTCTTATTATTGTTTTCCAAGTGGTAGATTTTGATTCAAATAATGAAAATCAAGATAACAAAGTGCTCCTAGGTAGTGCTACGATTGAAACAATGGAATCAGGTAGTCTTGGATCTAATCAACAAAGAGTAGGACCAAATCCAGATTTAGCAATTGATATGAACGAATTTAATGCTCAAAGAATACCAGAAGATAGTTTTTGTAAACTAAATGAAAATGATACTTTACATAGTTTAGATAAGGATTGTAATAAATTATCAAGAACAAATTGTTCTAAGGTGAAATGTTGTGGTTATTTGAATGATGCAAAATGTGTGCAAGGAGGTCAGTTCGGTCCCACATGGAGATCGGATAGTGATGGAAATCAAATTGACATTGACACTTATTTTTATATGAATAAAGCATGTATTGGACCAGGTTGTCCCAAATATCAATAAAACAAATCTTAAAAACCAAAAATAAAAAATTGAATTTAAAAATATAATATAAAAGACTCTTATAATATAAGAGATAGGATGATCATACCAATTAAATGTTTTACTTGCGGAAAAGTTATTGCAAACAAGTATCGTTATTATTGCCAAGAAGTAAGGAAGCGCAAGTTGGCGAAAGATATGGATGTAGATAAGGTTCTTTATTTGACAAAGGAGTTCAGAGATAAGACACCTGAAGGCGACGTCTTGGATGAGTTGAATATGACAAAAATGTGTTGTAGGAGACATTTCTTATCTCACGTGGATATTGATTAACTTGTAACTTTATTTCTTATAATAATATATAATGGCTACAAGAAAACACTATAAAAAATCAAAATTAAATAGAAAGAAGTGCGGAGGAAAACGCAAGTCATATAAGAGTCAAAAGTTGTGGAAAATGAAGGGATGTTCAACAAAGAAATTAAGGAGAATGCAAAAAGGTGGTAATTGTGGATGTGGTGCACCAATGATGTTAACACAGAGTGGAGGAAATTGTGGCGCTTGTACAGCACAACCTTTTTTGTCTCAAGGTGGAGGAGCTGCTGAATTGCAAACCCACGTTGGATCTTCTTGGACTCCTGGAATAGGAGGATGGTCTGGCGTTAAGGGTGATAATAGTGGTTCATGGTTACCATTAAATCAACACAAGCTTGATCTACAAAGTGGTGGAGTAATTTCAGAACGCGACTATCAGTTTACAGCAGGTAAACCTAATCCACCCTTTTCTCTTTTGGGTGGATCAAAGAAAGGCAAAGGCAAAAATAAAAGTAAGGGTCGCAACCTTAGAGGTGGTTCATTATTAGGGAACTTATATCAAAATGTGAAGTTCGGTGTAGGTAGTGCGTATAACACATTAAACGGATATTCTGCACCAGTTAATCCTCAGCCTTATGTACAAGAAAATATTGCTAGGCCAACATTGAGTGAAATACTCAGATAAGGTGATTTTTTTCTATCAATATATCATAATGGCTCCGTTACCTAGAAAACTTAAGGATCTTTGCAGTCCTGCGCTATTTTATTTTGTTTTATCTATGATTGGCCTTGTTATCTCTGCTTGGGAGAATATGGGCAGAAAGAACATATATGTTTTAGGAGGAATGCCCCGTCGTGTTCACAGCACTCCTCTTGTCTTTTTGGTCAAGATATTATATATCCTTTTCTGGACTTGGGTTTTGAACTTGATCTGCAAGGATGGTCACACTAACGTTTCTTGGTTTCTTGTTCTTATTCCTTTTATTCTTCTTTTTGCAGTTGTTCTTTTACTTATGGTGAGTCCTTATGAGGGTATGGAAACCAAGAAGAAGGCTGTTAAGGAGGGAGTTATGAACCATAAGGGTGCAACTCCATCTAAGGTAACAATGGCTGCTTTGAAGCGTTAAACAACTATTTTCAAATTAACTCATTGATATAATCTAATTTTCTCATATTATATCATAATGGCGCCCCTTCCAAAATCTTTGAAAGAATTGTGCACACCTTCGTTCTTTTATTTCGTCGTTTCCATGGTATCTTTGATTATTATGGTTCTTGGTAACCTCGGAAATAGTTCTAAATTCAATTTAGGATTTTTCTCCGTTTACGTTCCTAATGTGACATTTGTTTTCATTGTCCAATTTATTTACATTCTTTTCTGGACTTGGATCTTGAACTTGATCTGCAAGGATAACCGCAAGGGATTCGCTTGGTTTCTCGTCCTTATCCCATTTATTCTCTCCTTTCTTCTTTTAGCTCTTGTCTCTAGCAAGGAAGGATATGGTACTATGAAACCATTGAAACGCAAGAATAGACGTTAAATAATAATTTTTATTATATATTGTAAAATTTATTATTTATTTATTATTATTTTTAATACTTTGTCCTTTAATTTTATAGGATCATTTTGAAGGGATTCATAAGTTGAGCTATTTATTTTATCATGTATGTAAATATCAACATCAACATCAAACCAGTCAAATAAAATAAGTGGGTCATTTTTTTCCAATCCAATATTTTTATTATATTTCAACGTAACTGGTAAAATTTGTAAATTATTATCAATCGCTGTTTGAAAAATTCCTATTTTAAAATCTTTGGGAATTCCATCTTTTCTACTAGTTCCTTCTGGAAATATTAAAATATTATCATTCTCATTTAATTTATTAACAATTATATTTTTAACTTTTTTACCATCTTCTGTGTCTCCTCTTTTATAAGGTAATAAATTTAATGAATTGAAAAAACTTTTTTTAATATAATTAAAAAGAACAGATAAAATGTTTTTATCTATTTCATTTCCAACTAAATCATATTTTGCAATAGTATATAATGTTGTACCGCTTTTGTTGTAGTTATAAAATAAATTTGTCAAGGCTATGAAATCAATTCCATTATAATGATTAGAAAAAATTAATATTTTATTATTATTTAAAAGTTTTTTATCTCCGTGAATGTTTATTTTTAGACCTAGTGTAATGATACAAAGTTTAATTAAAAATACATAGATTATTTTATTTATAAAATTTGGTAAAAGTATGAATTGAAAAATAATAAATAACACTATTTTTACAAATAAAAATAGTCTAAAATATAAAAAAAAAGAAAATATAATTTTTTTAATAAGATTTAAAAAAGGGAAAAAAATTTTTTTAAATGATGGTTTAAATACTATAATAAATTCGTCTAAAATGCTAGGGCATTTTTTTTCAACAAACTCGTTATATTCTACATTTTTACTTTTTCTTGTTTCAATATGTTCAGTTAAAATAAACAATCCACCTCCCTCTTGTTTATTTGAATCTTTAACTACCATATTTTTATAATCATAACTTGCGAGCGTTGATATACAACATAAATCACCTGAAGTATGAAAAAACGCATATGCAATATTTTTAGATATTTTTACAAAATCTTCATCTTCTTCTACTTCTTTGAATTTTATAGAAGGATAACAATATAATATCGGATTGTTATCAATTGCTTTAAAACCAGTTGCAGAACGGCTAATATCTGTAAAATAAATATTAAAATTATTTTCTATCATAGCAGACAAAATTTGAATTGTTCCTAATGATGTTTGATGTCCTTGTTTTTGCTCTGATTTTGATACTAAATATAATCCTAAATGCATAATTTTATAATTTTCATAATTCCATATAAAGGAAACATTTACAGCTACAGGATTGTTAGATTTATCATATATTATTATAAATGTATGGTTTTTAAGTTGATAATTCATAAATTTATAAGGAACAATTAGTCCTAAACAAGAAATTGAAATATTTTTAACATCTTCAATTATATTTTTAATATTATGATCATTAATATATTTTGGAACATATCTTCTGTAATAATATTTTTTAGATAAATATATTTTTGAACCATTTTGATTTAATTTATATATGTATTCAAAAAGTTGTTTCATTAAATAAACAAAAAAAATGGTTGTGCCAAAAAAATAAAAATAAAACATAACAGTATAATTAATATTTACATTTTAAAATTTTTAAAATTTTTAAAATTTTTAAATTTGATTTTTTGGTACAATTATTTTTAACCAAATGTTCTAAAGCTAGAGAACGCCATTGCAGTCATTATAACAACCATTGCAAGATAATCATCCAAAGTGGTTGGAATAAGTAGCCAATATTTATTTACCACAATTTGACCAATAAAATCAAATACATAAGAGCTAAGACTCACCTGAGCAGGGTTCAAAAATGTATTACCTAGACGATTTGCAGGAATCACAAAGAACCATTCAACAGTTGCCCAAAACTCACTAGTTAATAATTTTTTTGAAAATGTTGCATCAGGTCCTTTTAATGTAGTTTGCATAAACATCGCCAAATCAAATGCAATAAGAAGCATAAGATTAAGAAAAATCCAATATAAAAATGTAGTAATAGTGACTGATTTCATTTAATATAATAAAATAAAATAATATAACAATAAATTAATAGAATGTCTAGTCAACCAGTTACTAAAACATATGACTATATCTTGTATTTCGGATCTTTCATCACATCACAAGCATTGAGTATGTGGGGACAATATTTCACATTAAAATTCAAAAACTTAACTAACTGGGAGGCTCTTAAGATGGCTCTTCCATTTGCCTGGATAGATTGGATATTTTTAACTTTTGCAATTGATCTTGGGCATACAAAAAAATTAGTAACTCCTACACAAGATACATTTCTTTTGATTATCAGTCAGTTCACTTTAGTAAATATTATTAATTTTTTCTATTTAAAACAAAATATATATTTTAGTGATTTTATTGCATTCTTTTTGATTATTCTTGCTTATTCTATTAGTTTTTTTAATTTGGTTTCAAAAGCATTCAATATTCCTATACCAAAAAAAGTTAATGAAAGAGAAGACTCAGACGAAGAAAATGCAGGAGAAATAAAACCAAAAGAATCAGAACCAATAAAAACAGAAACAGAAACAGAAACAGAAATAGAAGATAAAATTGAAGAGTGAAAATATAATAATTCAAATTAATTCAAAGTAACTCAAACAAAAAATAATATATAATTATATTAAATATTATTCAATGCCAAAATTAGATATAAAAAAACACAAAAATGGGGTGTCTTATGACTTGAACGGGTTTAAATTTATTTCTATAAAAGGATCTCCGAGAGAAAGAGGAAAAGCATTTGGGTTTTTTAGCGCCAAAGATTTCAAAAAAGTACAGGAAGTAATGAAATTCAGTTGTTTGGAAAACACTGGACAAACTTGGGAATATTTTATTGAAGCAACCAAAACCAATTTAGAAGACAAAATAAAAAAAGAGTTCCCTGAGTTCCACGAAGAAATGCAAGGAATTGCCGAAGGTATAAATGAAACTGGTATTACTAAAACAACATATGATGAAGTATCTGCTTGGAACAATGTATTTACTATTCTTGATTCTTGGTATGGCACCCAAGGAGGAGTTGGTACAAAAGAAGGAGGCGGACAACCTGATAGATGCAGCGCATTCATTGCTTGTGGCGATTACACAACTGATGGTAAAATTGTTTGTGCTCATAATAGTTTCACAAACTTCATTGATGGACAATTTATGAATTACGTTATAGATATTCAGCCGGAAAAAGGCAATAATATATTGATGCAAGGTCAACCTGGATGGATCTGGAGTGGAACAGATTTTTTTATAACAGATAAGGGAATTATTGGTACAGAGACAACAATTGGTGGATTCAACAAATACGAAAACAATTTACCAATCTCTTGTAGAATACGTCAAGCAATGCAATACGGAGAATCTTTGGATGACTACATAGCTATTTTATTAAAAGGCAATTCTGGTGACTATGCCAATACGTGGTATCTAGCGGATATTAATACTAATGAGATAATGATGTTTGAACTCGGTCTCAAATACCATAATATAGAGAGAACCAAAAACGGATATTATATTGGATTTAATGGAACATTTGATCCACAAATTCGTAATATGGAATGTGCTAACCAAGGTTTCTTTGATGTAAGGAGACACCAAGGAGCACGTCGTGTTCGTTTGGCAGATTTAATGGAGGGCAATAAAGGCAAAATTAATCTTGAAATGGCGAAAAAAATAATTGCAGATCATTATGATGTTTATTTGAAGAAAGGAAATAACCCTTGCTCACGCACTGTGTGTTCACACTATGAATTGGATGGCCGTGAATATATGTCTCAAGCAGACAGACCATTACCATTTCAACCACGTGGTGCAATGGATGGATTTGTGGTGGATAGTACTATGGCAAAGAATATGAGTATGTGTGGCCGTTGGGGATCCAGTTGTGGAATACCTTTTGATGCAGAGAAGTTTTTTGATGAGCATAGACAATGGATAACTCAGAAACCTTTTATAGATAGTCGTCCAACCCAACCTTGGACTGATTTCAAAGTTATGGACATCCATCAAGGAAAATATGAATCTTCAGAGAGAAAAAAAGGAAAAAAGAATACCAAGAGTTCTAATAGAAAGAGGAAAAATATGAAAAAACACACTTTTAAAAACAAAAATCATAATAAGAAATTGGTTTTGGAAGAAGATGAAGTTATTGATGATAATGTATTATCAGTAAGTACACATTAACTCTTTTACATAATAATAATAAAAATAATTCATTATAATATAATTCATTTAAATAATATTATAAAAATATATAATTATTATAAGGTAAATGGAAAGCATCTCTTGGAAGCTTATTGATAAGTACTTTAAAGATAACCCAAGTAATTTGGTTGCACATCATTTAGAATCATATAACGATTTTTTCAAATCAGGAATTAACCAGATATTCAAAGAGAATAATCCTATTAGATATATTGATAGAGAAGAAGATGACAAGTCCAACACAAATACTAGAAAACAGATGTTATTATATTTAGGTGGAAAAGATGGTAGCAAAATCTATTTTGGTAAGCCGATTATATACGATGATAATTATAGTCATTTTATGTATCCCAATGATGCTAGACTAAGAAATATGACATATGGAATGACAGTTCATTATGATGTAGATGTAGATATTATTTATTTTGAAGGAGGAGTTAAGAGAGAACAAACCATAACCTTGGAGAAAATTTACTTAGGTAAGTTTCCGATTATGCTTCAATCTAATATGTGTATTTTGAAAGATCTTGCACCAGAAGTCAGATTTAATATGGGAGAATGTATCAATGACTATGGTGGTTATTTTGTGATTGATGGAAAGGAAAAGGTTGTAATTCCTCAGGAAAAATTTGCGGATAATATGCTTTATATCAGAAAAAATAAAGCCGATGATATTTACAGTTTTTCTGCAGAAGTTCGTTCGGTTTCTGAAGATGCATCTAAGCCACAACGCACAGTGGCAGTAAAAATAGTTGCACCTAGTAGCGTTCTCTCTAATAATCAAATTGTGGTTGCTGTTCCGAATGTGAAAAAACCAGTACCACTTTTTATTTTAATGCGCGCACTTGGCGTTATTTCAGACAAGGAAATTATAGAATACTGTCTATTGGATTTGGAGAAAAATGAACATATTGTTGATTATTTCATACCCTCTGTTCACGATGCAAATAAGATTTTTAATCAAGAAACTGCTCTTAAATATATTGCAAGTTTCACAAAACGTCGTACTATTACTGGAGTTCTTGATATTTTGATGAATTATTTCTTGCCGCATATTGGTACAAATAATTATTTGGATAAAGCGTATTATGTTGGCTATATGGTTTATAAAATGTTGAGGGTAGCATCTGGAGAAGAGTTACCAACGGATCGCGACAACTTCCGTTTTAAAAGGATTGAATTGACAGGAACATTGATTTACGATCTTTTTCGCGAGTATTATTTAATACAAAAGAGAGAAATTGCATTAAGACTTGATTCAGAATATTATTATCACAAAGACAAATACGAAACCAACTTTTTTAGTCTTATTGAAGATAATTATTCTGAATTTTTTAAAGAGCGCAGTATTGAAAAAGGATTTAAGAAAGCATTCAAGGGGAATTGGGGGTCAGAAGCTAGAACAAAACGTATTGGAGTAGTACAGGATTTGAATCGTCTCTCTTGGAATACATTTATAAGTCAATTGCGTAAATTTAATCTACCTATGGATGCCAGTGCCAAGGTTGTTGGTCCTCGTTTATTACACGCATCACAATGGGGATATATTGATCCTGTAGACACTCCTGATGGAGGTAATATTGGTCTTCACAAACACATGGCTATTAGTACTTCAGTATCAAGTGGTTATTCATCAGTCCATCTTATCAAATGGTTGAGAGCAAAAACAGACTTGAAAATTTTACAAGAATGTAGTCCGAATACACTATCTAAAAGTACAAAAGTAATAGTGAACGGTATTTGGATTGGTGCAATTGATAACCCAATTGAAACTAGAAATATGATGAAGTTATTCAAGCGCAATGGCATTCTTCCAGTTTATACAAGTATTACGTTTAATTATGAGCATAATGAGTTATTTATTTATTGTGACTCCGGGCGTTTAGTCAGACCCATTTATTATATTGATGAAGAAAGTGGAAAACCCAGTTTCAAGAGAGAAGAAATTAATGAGTTATTGAATTCTGGTAAAATTACTTGGGAAGAAATTGTTTCTGGAATAAAAGATAAAAGCGGTGATAAATTATTTCATACAAAACGCAATAAAATATATGATTTGGATGAGTTGTATCCATCATTCAGAGGGAAAGATCTGGATGTAATTAATGATGATCTGTTAAAGAGTAGTGCGATGGTTGATTATGTGGATACATCTGAAGAAGATAGTCTTCTTATTGCTGGAAATTTGGAAGAAATAAAAAAAAACAAATTTTATACAAACATTGAAATAGATCCAACCTTCTTACTTGGTGTCTTAGGAAATTTGGTTATTTATCCAGAGCATAATCAATTTCCTCGTAATGCATTTTCTTGTGGTCAGAGTAAGCAAGCAGTTTCAGTATATCATAGTAATTACCAGATGCGAATTGATAAGATGGGAGTTATTTTGAATTATGGTCAGATCCCATTATTAAAATCCCGCTACTTGGATTACTTCAATAAGGAGCAACAACCATATGGAGTAAATGCAATTGTAGCAATTATGTGTTATACTGGATATAATGTAGAAGATGCTATTTTAATAAATGAAGGTGCAGTAAAACGCGGTATATTCAGAACATCTTATTACAATATGTATGAAGCTCGTGAAGAATCGGATAAAGTTGGCGACTCTACAAGTAGCACTTTTATTGCAAATACAGAGGGTAAAAATGTGGTAGGGATTAAAGAGGGTTTTGATTATAGTCAATTGGATAATCATGGTCTTATAAAGGAAAATACGCCATTGGATGATAAAACTGTTCTTATTGGAATGATGAACTCTAATTCAGAAAACTCTGATGTATTTCAAGATGCATCGGTTTTCCCTAAGAAAGGACAACTTGGTTTTGTAGATAAAGTTTTTATTACTGAAGGCGAACAAGGTTTCCGCTTAGCCAAAATCAGGGTCCGTGAAGAACGTATCCCTGGAATTGGTGACAAAATGGCTTCAAGAGCTGGACAAAAAGGAACCTTAGGTCTAATTATTCCAGAAGATAATATGCCTTTTACTGCAGATGGAACGCGCCCAGATTTGATCATTAATCCTCACGCTATTCCATCACGTATGACTGTCGGTCAGCTTGTTGAATCCATATTAGGTAAAGTTTGTACTTATTATGGAGGGTTCGGAGATTGCACAGCATTTGCTACGAAGGGACCTAATACAGAAATATATGGCCATATGCTTGTAAATGCAGGATTCCATTCTAGTGGTAATCAGATCTTGTACAATGGAACTACAGGTGAACAAATCTATTCTGAGATTTATATGGGGCCAACTTATTATATGCGTTTAAAACATATGGTGAAAGATAAAATCAATTATCGTGCGCGAGGACCAAGGACAGTTTTAACACGTCAAACTGTACAAGGTCGCGCAAATGATGGTGGTCTCAGACTTGGTGAGATGGAACGTGATGGTGTAATGGCACACGGCGCATCTGCGTTTTTGAATGACTCTTATATGAATCGCGGAGATGAATATTTTATGGCAGTTTGTAATAAGTCTGGATGTATTGCAGTGTACAATCCTGCAATTAATTTGTTTATGAGTCCATTTGTAGACGGTCCAATCAAGTTCAATGACACATTAGATGGTAAGAAAAATGTGGAGAATGTGAGCAGATTTGGCAGATCATTTAGCATTGTAAGGATTCCTTATGCACTCAAATTGCTAATACAAGAATTACAGGTGATGAATATTCAGATGCGTATTATTACAGAAGACAATATTGACCAGTTACTAAGTATGTCATATTCTGATAATGTATACAAATTATTAAAAACAGATGAAGACGTGTCTCTCACAAATTTAGTTGACAAATATAAAGCGACTATTTCAGCTGAAATGAATAAAACACGTATTGGTGAACAGAATAAGGTGAAAAAGCCAGACGAACGCCCAGAATTTGAACCATTTAATGTTAAATACAAGGAGGAGAAACGTGTGAAGTTGAAATTCAAAGATCCTGTTGCGAAGGCTCAATATGATGCTATGTCATTGAGGGATCAAATAACTTTAGAAAATTATGTTGTGAAAATGAAAAAAATTGCAGCTGAAAAAGAAAACTCTGAAACGCCTAAGGCAACGCCTGATGGCATTTCATCATATGACGGAAATGACTCACCAGTTTACGGTAATTTCTCACCAGACAGCCCTCAATTTAATCCTGCTACTCCTCCAGGTTTACCCACTGCAGTTAGCCCTGTTTATAATCCAAATAGCCCAGAATACGCACCTGGCAGCCCAGAATATGCACCAGGGTCTACACCTTCAGACTATGTACCAGTAAGCCCATCTTATAATCCAAATAGTCCACAATACGCACCTAGCAGCTCTGCTTCTAGTCCCGAAAATATTTTACAGGTTGAATCTGAAAAGAAACAAGATGAATCAGAATCAAACGCCAAAGGGCTTTCAAAGACAGTAAGTTTTGAATTGAAACCTGGAGTCGCAAATAGTTCAAGTGACAGTCAAAATCAAACAAAGACAATAAACTTATAATATAAAATTGAATTAAAAATAAAATGATATTATGTAGTATATTTATAATGGCAACCCAGAACTCAAGTAGCTTAATTTCAACAGTTTATAAATCAAGAAAAGTCTTGTTGGATCTGATGGGTTCACAAGGTTATGACGTTGATGAATACAACAATTTCAGCATCAATGAAGTGAACACGATGTTCAATAATAAGCAGTCTGATATGTTATTGAAGAAGAAGGATGATAACCCGGCTACAGGTAAGCCAGATAAAATTTATGTGAAATATTATTTAGGAAAAACTTTGAGACCACAAAATATACAAGAGATGATTGATGACTTGTATAACTTGGAGGAGGTATTAGAGAAACAGGATACATTGATGATTATCACAAAGGAAGATATGAATGAAAGTCTTATGAATTTGTTGAAACATATTTGGGAGCAAGATAGAATTCTGATTGTTATCCAATCAATCAAGAGACTTCAGACAAATATTTTAGAACACACACTAGTTCCCCCACATAGAGTTTTGTCTGCAATTGAAATGGGTGAAATCAAAAGAAAATACAATATTAGCGAAGACTCTCAGTTCCCAGAGATTTCACGTTTTGATCCGGTTGCTCAAGTAATTGGTATCCGACCAGGACAACTTTGCGAGATCATCCGACCGAGTAAAACAGCAGTTACAACATTGTATTATAGAATGTGTGGTTGAAATAATATTGTAGGTTAATATATAATGAGTGGTTCACAACAATATTATAATAAATTAAACGAAATTTCTGGAAAATTTCCCGGGGTTTTAGATGAATTCAAGAGAAACTATGTCATTTATAACCAGCACCCTGATTTTCAAGAATATGCTAATATTTTTTCTTCTGTAAAAGGAACGTTGTCAAGCATTAATAAAGATTTATTTGTATTAACAAATGATGTACAACAAGATATCAATAAGTTAAACGAAAACAATGATAATCTTGTAATGGAATTGGATGAATTAGAAAAAGAAAATGACTTCTTGAAGAAAACCCTTGCAAATGCTTCTGGGACAGGCAATGGATCGGAAATAATGAATGAAAATGCAAAAGAACAATATAAAACAAAATACATAAGAAACTTAGCTATGATTTTTGGGAATTTGCTTATTATAATTTCTATGATTGTTTTGTTTAAAAAATAAGAATAGAAGAATCTTTTGCATTTTATTTTGAATCATTTTATATTCAACCATATAAAATGATCTCAACAATTGCTCCTTTTACTGAAGTATTATTTAGAAATAAAAACATTTTGTCTTGTTATTTTTCGTCAAATAATTTTCCTAATTTTTTTGGATTTTGGTCAAATTCTGATTCTAGTATAATTGATTGGAAAAAAAGAAATGAAATTTGGGAAAAAATAAAAAAATATAATTTGGAATATATTAAAAATAAAACCAGAGAATTGATTGAAAACAGTAAATATAATAAAATGAGAGAAATAGCAAATAAGATTTTGAAAAATACTGAGAATCAAGACCTAACCCACGAAAAATTACCAAATCTCTTAATTTATCCTTATCATTTAAAAAGTATTTGTATAAAAACCCAGCATTGCAGAGGTTGTTTATGTAAAAAGGTTGAATCATCAAATTCAGATACAAACTCAAGCATAAAAATAGAAGGTAATATTGTAAAACTAACCCCTAAATGCAGTTCCAAATTAGTATCTAATTTATTGAAAACTAACAAAGATAATAAAAATAATACTAATGGAAATGATAAATACATATTTTATACTATATTTTTTTCTACAATAGGATTTGGCTTAGGAACATATTATTTTTACAAAAAGAATAAATAATGCCAAAACAAAACAAGCCAAAACAAAACAAAACAAAACAAAAAGAATGAATAAAATCCAAGAAATAAATAATTATAATATGATAATAATATAATAATTATGTCTCAACAAACATCATATGAAAAATTAAATAATTCTTCAATGAATTTACAAAGTCTTCAAAAAGAATATGATTTAGCAATGACTCAGTACAAACAAGCAAATTTAGATTATATTGCTTCTTTGGAAACTAAAGTTGCAAATGGTGGCACTCGCGTTTTCAACGTTTTGCCAAGTAGCCGTTTCTGGGGTTCTTCTGGTATAAAAGATATTGTTGTTAATAAAATAGAAGAGTGTCAAGCCGCGTGTTCAGAAGATGCAAAATGTACTGGAGCAACATTTAATTCTTCAAGCGGGTATTGTTGGTTGAGAACTGGAACAGGTCAAGTTAATACTTCTACAAATTCAAATGAGTCTGCTATTATGCCCAACGTTTCACAAAATATAAATAACTTGAAAATGTTGAATGATAAGTTAATTCAACTAAATGTACAAATTATGGATGAGTTAAACAGATCTGAACCAGTTGTTTTAGATGAAGTTGCACACAAAAATGAGAAAAAAGCTCAAATGGAAGAAACAAATCAACAATTATTAGAAGAGAGAATAAAAATATTAGAGTTACTTGATGAAACGCAAGATTTAAATGTGCAATATGATACTAATTCAATATATGCAAAACAATCTAACGCGGAATACATATTATGGACAATTATTGTTATAATGTTGGTTTCTTTTATTCTTAGATTAGCATTATTTCCAGATTCATCTGGAAAAGATCACGTTAAATTTTTTATTAAAATTGGACTCTTTTTTGGATTACTTATTTCAATGATGAAAATGAACAACCCTGCAGGTATGGCCATTTTTGGATTATTGGTTTTATTTTTAATTATCAAAATAATGAACAAAATAAATGGTAAAGAAGGAAGTGATTCTGGTTCTGGTTCTGGTTCTGGTTCTGGTTCTAGATCTAATTATGGTTCATCTTATTCTAGGGGAAATCAAATGTATTAGTAATTTTGTAAATTTTTGCTAATTAATAATTAATATTATTATTATATTTATTTTATTGTATTTAAATATATTAATGAATAGCACAACAATTAATCAGGGGAAATTATTTAAGAAGTATCAGAAAAAGATAATTGCTCAGACAAATAAATCTTTAATGAATTCAGAAAAATCCAAAATATACAATACAAATGAAACAAAATCAGAATCAAAAAGCTGGAATTTGAATTGGTGGACTAAAGAGGGAATGGAAAACAGTGCAAACAGTGAAACTTCAGAGATCCAGGCTCTTACAGAAGAACTTGATAGCCTTTTAGCCGATTATAAAGCCTCGCATAGTACACTTATTAGAAAGACAGATAATTATTCTACTATAACTGGTGTCACTAATAAGTATTCAAATAAATATATTAGATTTACAACTGGTAATGTATATTATGTAACAACTCAAGGAGTTGCAAAATGTATTGGAACTCCAGAAACCTGGGATAGTTTTGCGGGTAAGCATGGTTGTCCTGCAAAAGAATCAATAATTGATATTGGTATGCCTTGGTTGCCTGAATATGCAAATGCAGGAACTATTATCCCTACAGACCCTCCATTATTAACTGGAAGTTGTATGACTTTTGCAGAAGCTTGTGGAAATGCAGGACAAAATGTTTATGTCAATACAATGATAAAAGATAGTAAAGAAAAATATGTGGGGTGTTATCGTGATAAACCTGAAAATAGAGTAATAGATGTTGTACCTACATTAACAGTTGCAAATTCTTATTTTTCTCAAAACTGGGAAACTGCTTTCCATAGTGCAGGTTTTTCCTGTGTTGCATCAAGTATTTATATGCAGAACAATGATGCAAATGGTGCATATAAAGCATTTGATAAAGATAATGGTTCATTTTGGCATTCAGAAGTAAGTCCAAATTATGCTTATAATGCAAATACTGGAGATTACGAAGGTTACTCAGCTTTTGATTTTAGAAATTTGCAAACTGGAGCAGATGAAACTTTTCGCGGTGAATGGGTCTGGGTAAAATTAGATTCTCCTCAAACTATTACACAATATGATATTGTTCCACGTCAAGATGCATACACATATAGATCACCCAATAGTTGGTCAATAATGGGACTAAACGCATATGGATCATGGGAACTTATAGCAAAAGAATCAGATATTGATTTTGCATCATCAGGAAGAAAATTCAATATTACAAGTCCAGGGAGTTATCAATATTACCTTATTGGAATATCAAAAGTGGGAAATTCAACTAGTGCTAACAATGGTAGTAGATATTGTGTTCAAATTGCGGAATGGAATTTATATGCATCTTCTGATTCTACTTTTACAGATGATCAACGCGCAATGAGTTTGACAAATGGCGGCGACTATGTAAGTTTTGATACTTGTAAAAAACGCGCACTAGATGGTGGGTGGAAATATTTTGGAATTCAAGATGTAAAAGATAATGGTATGGCGCAATGTGCTATTAGTAATGATCTTTATCGTGCACAAATATATGGAGAAGCCAATGATAGAACTTGGATTCCAATTTGGTCTTCTGGAACAACTGGCAAGGCAGTAGCCGGTGTAACTATGTCTGCTGATGGTCGTCTTATAATAACCGAAGCAGGATCAGGTGCGATTCTTTGGTCATCTCCAAACAATCCGGCTTCTTGTTGGTGGGGAGGGCACGTAAATCCAGATTCTGTTACAGGAAGTTATGGAGGAAACTGTGTTGGTAAACCAATAAGTATTGATTGCGGTAACCCACAAAGTACAAGTTATCCAGCAGATGGTCTCGCAGGAAATATGAATGGAGTGTTAAAAGATTATGCATTAAAATATGCTAATGAAGGAGCAACTAATTTTTCAATTTCTTCACAAGAAGCTTATCAAAAGACAGGATTGCCTGGTGATCCAGCTGTTTGTTGTGTAAAACAATTTCAATATTCATATCAATGTGGAGGTGGACCATTCAAAACAGGTGCAAATGTTTCAGAGGCTGGTGGATTAATGTCTTTTGATTGTGGTGCAGAAGTGGCAGAATGTGGTAAATTCAGATTAGAGTTACAAGATGATGGTAATATGTGTATTTATCAAGGCGATAATTCTGCAGCAATATGGTGTACAATGACAAATGGAAAACCGCCAGAGAATAATCCAGCTTGGGAGGCAGCGAACGGAAAATATGGAGCCCCTAGATTAACTGTTGGTCAAGTATTGGGTCCAAATGAATGGATTGGTTCTACATTTGGTTTGATGATTTTACTTATGCAAACAGATGGAAACTTAGTATTATATAGTTCAAAGGCAAATCCAGGTTGCACAACTAAAAACGATAAAACTTATGGAGGTGCTTGGGTAAATGCTGTATACGAATTTTCTGAGCAAGGAAATCCTGCAGTAATGAGCAAGTTGGGTTATGTGGATTCAAATGGAACATTATCTGAATATCCAGCAGAGTTGATTGGAAAATCCAAAAATTTTATAACAGTGCCTAACTATGACACTCCAGGTAATGATTTTGGTGGAATGCCTATGCAAAATGAAAATACTGATAACTGTAAAAAAGTTTGTGCAGATAATGATAATTGCGCAGGTTTTGTATTTGATAGATCTAATAACAATTGTTGGTTGAAAGACAGCAATATGTTCCCAAAAGCTCCAAGATATGAGAATTCTAATATAGATATGTATATCCGTATGCCAAAAATAGATAATGATAATAGTTGTAGTAAAAATATTGTGCCGATTGATAGCGTTTCTTGGGATAGATATAATAAAAGTGGTAAAAATATGACACTAGATACTACTTGCGGTCTTGCAAAAGTAGTAGAACCAAGCATTCAAACCACAAATGAAATGAAACAAAAAATCGCTGATTTGGCATCAAAGATCGTTGAAAAAATAAATTCTTTAGCGTCTTCTAGTACACAATTAAATGATGAAATGGATAAAACTAAAAATGAACTTGTTAAAAATATGGACAAGTATAAGAAAATTAATGAAGATTTTTCAAAAGAATCGGCAATATATGCGGTCAATATTAATGGAGTATTATCCGAAACAGATCAACAAGTACTAGAACAAAATTATAACTATATGTTTTGGAGCATTTTAGCAATTGGTATAATTATTATTATTATGAATATGAAGAAAAAATAAAAAGCAAATAATAAAAATATATTAATAATTATTTCTCTTATTTTATCTTGTTATAATCTATATGAGTTCTACACCAAATGAAAATGAGGTTTCTGCATCACTTGAGTTTGCAAATTTATCTGAAAGAAATCATCAAACATTAACTGATATTCAAGGTCTTCAGACAGTTGAAAAAGGTTTGTTTAATGCTTTAGAAGCTGGTCTCGCAAATAATAGCCTCACTCCTGAAAAACGTCAGGGTATGATTGATCAAATCAATAATGTTTCATCAATGCGTGTCAATTTATATAAAAACTTGAATGGAATGTATGGATTTTTCCAGAGAAATATGGATTCAACCAAAGATACGATTGCACAACAAACAGCAGCAATTGAAATTGTTGAAAATGAATTAAATCAATCAAAACGCCGGCTTCAGGTTATTGAACAAGATAATAATAATAAGATTCGTTTGGTTGAGATCAATACTTATTATGGAGAACAATACTCTGATTATGCACGTATTATGAAATTGATTGTTATCTTTTCTATTCCAATTCTCATCATAACTATTTTAGCCAATAAAGGAATTTTACCATCAACAATTTATAGAATTCTTGTAGCTATTATTGCAGCAGCAGCAGTTATCTATATTGGAAAACAAGTGATTACCATATATTCTAGGGACAGGATGAACTATTCACAGTTTGACTGGAATACTAGTAAAGACAAATTACCTTCAGTAAGCACAGATAATCCAGAAGGCGATAATCCTTGGGAAACAACTACATTTCTTTGTAGTGCTGGGGAGTGTTGTCCTGCTAATTATAGTTATAGTTCGGTTGAAAATGTATGCGTTTTAAGTGAATTATTAAATGAGTCTACAACACAATCTGCGTCTTCTTCTTTAGATGATTTAATGAAACGTGGTGAGGGTCAATTAGCTGGAGCACGTCAAATGGGTGGTTTTGGATCACTTTAGATTCATAGAAAATAATCAAATAATAATAAAAGATAATAATAAAATCTATTATTATTATAAGCACATATGAATAATAATCAATTTAATAAGGCTTTTTTTGCAGGTCAAAGTCAACAAATGATGAAAATTCAAGAGTTGATAAAAAAATCCAACGATGCATTTCAATGTGGACCAACTTGTCAAAAAATAAAGAAGAGAGAAGAATTAAAACAACAATACATTGATGCACAAACTAATGTTATTTCTGCTCCAGATCAACTAAGACAAGCACAGAAAAATTATTTTCTCTATTCATTTGGAACGGCAGAATATGATGATGTTGTCTCAAAAGAGCTGAATAATAAAGCTGAAAAAATTTCTTCTACAATGCAACAAGAATTTGATGAAAACGTTGATAAAGCTAATAATTTAACAGCCACTTATGAAACTTTGGATAATCAAAATGAATATATGATTGATTTGAAAGGTAAATATATAAAGGAAAACGCTTTATTAACATTGAAAATCAAAGATATAACAAATGATATTGTTACAAATGATAGGAAGACATATTATCAAGAACAAAATATGGATCGTGTTGATGGTTGGTTTCATTTATATATTGCAATTTACATTATTCTCATTTGCATTTTGGGAATATGTATTATGCTTGCAAACAGCAAATATTCAATCTTTATTAAAATGCCAATTTTCTTTTTGTTTTTATTGTATCCATTTGTTAGCAAATATATTATTATTTTGGTTGTTGGCGTTTTCAAAAATGTTTCAGAACTCTTTCCGAAAAATATTTATAAAGATTTGTAAAATAAAAATTTACAAAAAATTGAAATACTTTTTGTAAATAACATTAAAGGCACAACTTGATAATTGAAATAGTGTGAAACAAAATGGAAAAGAATATTGCGTACATACAAGCTAAAGATATCCTTCTTGAGAGAAACTCTATGAATTCTGAGGATAAACCTATCTATCAAATAGATTTTGATCTAGCCTTTGAATCTATTTTAGTAGACAAGGTGGAACCATTCAAGAAAGCACAGCAAATAATGGTTGCAATGTCCAATGGGAAATACAAAGTTAGAGATGAAGAAGGAGGATTTATAGGTCTTGGTTTTGCAAACAGTGGAATAAAAGTACCGATCCAGTTGACTTCCCAACATCCTGCAAATAAAAATGGAGTTGGATTTATTTACTCAAAATATAAAATTTATCCAAATCGCAGACGCGAATTTATTAGGTGGGTCACTAAATTTTGTTCTTAATAAATTAATACACTTTGGTTTTGTGTTGCATAATTTGTAACAATGAGAGAAAAATCGTAGAGACCGATCACGCCAGTACCAACAATAGCCCATAATAAAGGAAGCCAACAAGTAATATTTCCTAAGTTCGGGAATTTGTATTTCCATAGATCAGTGAAAAATATTACAATTGATTCTGTAAATGACCCTCCAAAACCAACAAAAATCAAGAAAAATAAACTCACTTTCAAATAAAAATAAATATAAAATAAGATTACAACCATTGATGCAAACATAAGCCAATTACTTTTTTTAAAAAATATGATCATAATAGTGACTATCACTAAAAGTGCGATTTTGATAATCGTTTTTTTTAAATGTTCTGGAGTTAGTATTGTATTATTTTCCATATAAAATAATATAATATTAAAAATAAAAATATATTCAATCATAAAATTAATATTTTCAAATTTCTTAACCCATCTCGCTTATCTCATCTTCATTCTCCGGATAAATAATTTCCACATTCTGCCATCCAGTTGTCTTACACTTTCCATACTTTTTATCCATATATTCGCACAGTTCAACACCCTTTGGCGCCTTTCTGGTTCCCTGCTGCTCTTGAAACCACAACTTGAACTGCTCACACAATTCGCTCTTCTTGATTCTCTTGCCATCCTTCTTTCTAACCATTTCCTGAACAAATGCCGAAATGTGGTCCTGACCCTGACGATACTTGTTGGATGCTGACATCACAATATCACAGTCCTCTACATTGCCATTTGTCTCAAATGCGAGTTTCACCAAAATGGAAGCGAAGATCGGTGCAATTTTCGGAAATTTATCCTTCAAATACTTGTCCTTCGGAAACTGGTATGGATTATCTGGATCTTCCGGCGTTCCAGGATCTACGAATTTACTCATAAAATCGCACAAACGAATACGTCTCCAAACACCGTCATCATTGCTCTCCACATCAAAGAGGATATTTGTACAAACAACAAGTGTAAACTGCGGAATAAATGTTTCGCTCTCTTGGTACAAAGCACGTGCTTGAATAGGATCGCCTCCAGTAAGTTCCTTCATAACACCATCATTAATTCTTGCAGTACTTTTTGTTGGCTCTTGCATCACTGCATAACGCACCCCTTTCAACTGTGCAACTTCCGAAGACGTACCACCAATCGCATTACGATCTTTCGTGACAAGCGTGATTGGAACTGTGCCAACATATTCGCCAAGAGTATGCTTCATCAAATCTGTCAACATAGACTTACCATTACTACCTGAACCACGATAAATATTGAACGTTTGATTCATATTTTCACCAATCAATACAGATGCTAAATGATGCCACATGTATGTATTCAATGATTTTACTGGGAAAAGTTGATCCATAAAGAGGTTAATCTCGCTAATATCATTACCATTCTTGGTCTCGTCGTAAGGAACATATGGAATATTTGTGCATTTTGTAATATAATCTTGAGGATAACCATTGCGGAATGTTTTTGTCTCAAAGTCAACAACGCCATTTGCAAAACAAAGCAAATACTTGTTTGTATCCATATTTGTAACAAAGTCCTTATCATAAAAGATTTCAGCTGCCTCACGCATAATATTATTTTTGTCTGCCGTCTTTTTCAACCTCTGTGATAACTCAGTAACATATTTGATACGTTTCTGGGCTTCTGTGTATCTTGTATCCCCTAAATCATATGTGTGCATTTCTTGTGTTAAAGACTCAGCCTTTTTTGTGTATTCTGCATACATATCTACTGAAATTGCCAGACGCAAACTCTGACCCAAATCTGGCACCCATCTGTGACCCTTATATACAGACCACGATTTTGTTATTATACTAGTACATACATATTTATCCTTGAACATTGCATTCAACACCTTTGCAAAGTCAAATTCTGTTGGAGAAAGAATGGATTCATTAATATAATGACTCACAGTGTTTTCACGGACTTTTTGATATGCTTCGAATGCATCTTGCTTAGCCCAATAAATAATGGACTTCTTTGTAACGCCATTCTTATGCTCCTTGAAATGCTTCTTCCACCTAATAAATAAATCTGGAATTGTAGCAAAATCAAAATCACTTGCTTTGCTACGAAGCGCAACCCACGATAAGAAGAGACGATCATCACTATGCTTAAGAGCAAATGCAACTTGTGTATTCAATAAATGTGATCCTGGCTCATAATATTTCTCTGGCAGAATTTGCGTATATTCGTGAATCTCTTTCAATTCATATTCATTTGTTCTTAAAGAATTCAACATTGCATTTACCGCTTTGTCTAATGTTGCCTTATCTACAATATCTTCAATAGCAATAATATCATCGTCTGGATTGTCATCTGGTTCAGTAGTAATCAAACGCATTTTCGTCTTTGACTGAGCCTTCTTTTGCCTGATTGCAGCACTTTTTGATCCATTCTTTCTTGCATTGTATTCTTCTTCAGCATTTGGATGAATCTGAAAACCAGGATGATCATCATATTGAACGGATAATTTTCTGAAATCTTTCTCCAAATTAAATTCAGCGAGTTTCTTTTCCACCATCATAAACTCACCATCAGCTGAATCATAACTTACCTCATAATACTGAGTAAGCAAATACGCCATATGCCCAGGTTTCTTGGATCCATACAACTGCCAATTGGTAGTACCTTTACTAATCCCTTCATCCAATACCGAGTCCCAAGTATTAATCAATGGTAGCTCTGATATTTCTTTCATTTTTTCTATAGCTTTGTCACGCAACATCATCTGCATTAAGTGGTCCATTTTAATACCAATAATCATATGGATTCCATCTTTTGTAAGCGAACCATCGGCTAATCTATTAACATCAGGTTTCTCAAAAACAAATACAGGAAAAGGACGATTCTCTTCAAATTTCAATAACTCCTTAATTGTCTCCAAATATACCAATGCAATTGTATCTTGTATGAATTCTTTACTATGTTTGCGCTGATCAACATCGTAACTGTAGCGGAAGTCAAAATCCACTGCAATTGGACCATCACTTGTCAACTGTTTCTCTGTTAAATACTCTGGTCTTCCATTGATAAAAACGGCTTGATAATAGAGCTCATAAAATTGTGGAAGTTCTTCTTTTGGGATAACATAAGAACCGCCATATATGTTATGATCCTTAGACGGGATTCTTGTGTGGGTAGGCGAACCTCCCTCGCTATTTTTTACACTGTGTTTTGCTAAGAATTCGTTTAGATCTTTGAATTTGACAGTAGACATGGTTGTGTATTGTTATATATATACATAAATTTCTATTTCAGTTTTTTTAATAATATAAAATTGGTTCTTTTAATTTCAATGTTTTTGGGGCTTTTTAGTAATTTTTTTTATTTTTATATTGTTTTTATGAAATCAGCATAAAAGCAAGACATAATAATATTATAACACAGTACATCAGTATGTCCACAGTTATCAAAAAAGAAACAATTAATCGTTTATTGAAAGATGTAAGAGATATTATTAAGAATCCTTTGACAGACAATGGTATTTATTATGTACACGATGATGAAGATCTTTTGAAGGGATATGCATATATTGTTGGACCTTCAGATACTCCTTATTTTGGTGGCAATTTCTTTTTTGAATTTAAATATCCACCTGATTATCCTCATAGTCCACCTCAAGTTATTTACAAAACAAATGATGAACAGATCCGATTTAATCCAAACTTGTATTGTTGCGGAAAGGTCTGTATTTCTCTCTTGAACACTTGGAGGGGTGACCAGTGGACATCTTGTCAAAGCATTTCCACGATTTTATTGACACTTTGTACATTGTTATGCAGCGATCCACTTCTTAATGAACCTGGTGTTACGAAGGCTCATCATGATTTTCATAAATATAATCAAATTATTGAACATAAAAATATTGATATTGCGGTTTTAAAAGTAGTTCAGAAAATGAAACCTGCTTATCCAGATGAGTTTATTATCTTTTATCCATATGTTTTGGAGAATTTTTTTAAAAATGCAACACAGTTGCTGAAATATTTAGAAGAAAAAACTGCTCTTCAAAAAGAGGCGTTAGAACTAAGCACTGGATTATATGGAATGCGCAATATTAAAATAGATTATCCAGAGTTACTTGTAAAATTCAAGAGCGTTTATGAATTGTTGCAAAAAGAAAAATTGAATTGATTTGGACTTAAATAAATAATGTTATTATATTATAGCCAAGTAGAATGCACTTCTGTAACCAATGCCAAATGATGTATTATATTCGCATTAATGAGGATGACCCAAATAAACTTGTCTATTATTGCCGACATTGTGGAAATGAAGACTCATTGTTAACATTTGATAATGTTTGTGTATCTAAGACACAGATTAAGAAGGGCGAACAGAATTTTGAGCATATTATTAATAAATACACGAAGTTGGATCCGACGTTACCTCGTGTGAATAATATTTTGTGTCCTAACTCGGAGTGTGACACGAATAAGAATAAAGAGAAAGAGAAGGATCGTGAGATCATCAGCATCCGATATGACGATATTAATTTGAAGTACATTTATATGTGCTCTACTTGTGATAAGGTTTGGAATATTAATGGACAAATTTAAGAGTGAAGTTTGTTATTACATTTCTGGAGTTATTTTATGAAAAGATTAAATAAAAAATTGATTTTTTATTTAAAAGTATAGACATTTATTATATCAATAATATGCCAGCATTAAAATATCAACAAACCACAGATAATTCTGATAGCGAATCAGAAGACTCTATAAATGTGTCAGATACTTCATCTGATGTTTCTGAGGAAGAATATACACTGGATACAGAAGAAGAAATAAAATTATCTAGCGCTTTTAAAGCGAAGGATAATAAAACAAATACGCTGACTACTACTTTGGAAAGCGATTCAGAAGAAGACGAAGACGAAGACGAAGACGAAGACGAAAATGTAAGCGAAGACGAAGTCATTGATACTGATCTAGACTTAAATGAAACAAGTGATATTGAAGAAGAAGATGAAGACGAAGATTTAAGTGGTTCAGATGACGAAGGCAAAACTAGTAGTAAAAAATATACAAAAAAACTTACTAGTAGTTCTTCAGGAATTCAAAGCGGAGGCGGAGATGAAGATGAAGACGAAGATGAAGATGAAGATGAAGATGATGATGATTACTTGCAAAAATTTAATGAAGATATCAACAAAAACTTTATTGCTGATAATCATCCAGAATGTATTAATGTGAACTTTGATGAGGTTCTTACTTTAAGCAAAGTGGTACGCGATGGAAAGAATAATATTGTGGATGACTTACACAGAACGCTCCCTTATTTAACAAAATATGAGAAGACCCGCATTCTTGGTCAACGAGCAAAACAAATTAATTCTGGTATGACAGCTTTTGTGAAAGTTCCTGAAAATGTCATTGATGGTTATTTGATAGCCGAAATGGAGCTTTCACAAAAACGCATTCCATTTATTATAAAGCGTCCTGTTCCTGGAGGTGGTTGTGAATATTGGCGAGTAAGTGACTTGGAGTTAGTTGCATTTTAAGAAAAAAAAGATAATCCACAAAACCGTGGTATTTATTATTTACCTATAAAAATGAGTGCACTTTTTTTGAATTAACAAATCCAATATTTGTCTATTAAAATATTGCCTTATGTTAGATGGGGTTTTTTAAAAGTAGCAACCTATTAAATTGTACGTTGCAAGTTGTCTTGCTTATTGCGCTAACAATAAGTTTTTATATTTTCGTTAAGTCAATGATTTTATCTGACGAAAAAAAAAATAAAATTAGTACATGGCAATTTCCGATGCTTTTAGCCATTTATATTGATACAATTTATTATAGCTAGAGAGAAATGCATTTAAAATATTATGATCATAATATATTATTATAATATTCGCAATTATGGAATCAGAATCTAATTTTCAGAAAACTGAAAAACCCAATGAAATTAAAAAAAATAAAAAAGTTGCCTTATGTTTCATAATAAGTTATCAACAAATTGTCAATAAAGAAGAGATTTGGAAGGAGTGGATTGAACCAAATAAAGATATTATAAATGTGTATTTTCATTACAAGGATTATGCCACCATTCAAAGCCCTTGGATAAAAGAGCATTGCATTCCTCTCACTCTAACTGTGAAAACCAGCTATTATCACGTTGTTCCTGCTTATATCAATCTTCTTTCTTATGCAGTAAGTCACGATGTTGAAAACCAATGGTTCTGCTTTTTAACAGAGGCTTGTGTGCCTATTATTTCGCCTACCAAATTTAGAGAAATATTTTTTGAAAATTGGGACAAAAGCATATTGAGTAACGATTATGCGCATTGGAATATTGAAATACATAAACGCGCAAATTTGCGTCTTCTAATTCCTGAATTTCGTTTGAAACACGATCCTTGGTTTATACTTAAGAGAGAAGACGCATTAGCTTGTTTCCGTTATATCAAAGTGAACAAGGGTATTTACAATACAGTTTGCAGTGGAATCATTGCAAATGAAAGCATTTTTGCAATTATGTTGAAAGCTCAGGGGCTTTTGGAGGAAGTCATTAATGGGTCTACTCACGCAACAGATTGGAATAGGATGATGACGCCAACGAGTCCGTATCTTTTCAGAGTGCCTTGTAAGCAAGACATTGTTTTTATTAAAGATTTCCTTAAAAAAAACAAATTTACAATGTTTTTGCGTAAAGTTGACCCTTTGTATCCAGATGAAGTAATCAAAGAATTTTGGGTATAGAATTATGTTTAATGTTTGCGACTTTGTCGTTGTCGTTGATTCCTTTGTTTTCTTGATCTCTTTTGATTCCTTTGTTTTCTTGTTTTTCTTACTCCGCGAGCTGCTTCTGCGTCTACTACTATATTTTTAAAACCTTCATCTCTTTCTGACAATGCCATTATTTTTTTATTTTGTCTCTGTTTTTCTGACGCAGATTGCGATCTAGATGTAGGTTTTCTCCTTACTTCAACGTTACTATTTGGTCCCCCACTTTTATAATGTTCAATGTCTGATTCTGAATCAATTGCCACAGAATGGATTCTATGCTTTCTTCTTCTTGTACCTTTTCCAAAAAGCCAACTAAAATTTAAAAAATCAGGCACTATTACTATAACTAAATATTATTTTGTTGATTGTCTGAATAAGCATAGATTTTGTTTTTATAGTTTGCTTTTATTTTTTATGTTTCCTATTTTTTCTTGATCTCTTTTGACTTCTGCGTTTTTTGATTCCTAGTGCACTAGGTTTCATCTTCTTTGAATCACTATATTGTTCTGGTGTATCATCTACTCCAACAACTGAAGATAAACGACCTCTTTTTCTTGAACCTTCCTTAACCTTTAAAACTTCAACAAATTGTTGTCTATCAGAAGCAGAAGAAGACGACGAAGACGATCTATGACCTTTTAGTTTTAATGGATTATCATTTGAAGTAATGCTTGATTCATGTATTGAAGAATGTTGTGATGGGGCTACTCTATTTTTTCTCGTTTTTGAACCAAAAGAAAAAAAATAATTTAAAAAATTATTCATTATTTATTATAACTAAATATTATTTATAATATTTATTCCTAAGTCTAACACTTCCATCTGTTACCGCACTCCAAACACGTGACGAACGTCGTCATTGGCTCATCTGCAGAACGCGTCTGTAACTGATAATATGTACACTTATTGGTATGACATTTTCTGCATTTAAACGTGTCTGTTGCTGCCTCCATATTTGTTTCATATTTTGTTTTATCGCGCCTTATCTTCGCTTGAATCAGAGCATCCCACTTTTCTGGCGCCATCTCTTGATGTGTCATAAACGCTATTTTATGCGCCTTGATTTCGCCATTTTTCACTTGCTCTCTTATGGAAATTTGGGTTTTCAAATTAAAATAAACACTGCGCAACTGATCTATATAAATCTGAACGAAGTAAGGGTTATCCCACTTTTTAACGACTTTCCTATTGGCTGCCTCCTTCAATGCATAATTATAAACTCCGATTTCCAAATTCTTGGAGTTCTTTGGATCAGGGAGAAATTCCTGTAATTTTATACGAATATTTCTTCTAAATTCTTCGGGAGATTTGATAGTACGCATCTTGTCTTGATTATTGTATTGTAATAAAATTCATTTAAATCTTAATCAATTTATTTATTTTCTTTTACATTGTTGTAATTTTTCTTTCATTATCTTATTATTTTTGTTTATTTTTCTTTGTCATCACTATCATAATCATATTCCTCTTCCGAAAGCTCTGATCCGAAATCCTCTAGCTCACCTTCCAATTCATCATCATCTTCATTTTCACCGCTTTCCTCCAACTCATCGGATTCCTCATCTTCATCGCTGTCATAATCATCACCTTCTTCGGCTTCGGCTTCACCGTCACCTTCGTCTTCATCTTCTACAACAAAATCATCTTTCAAATATCCCTGCTTCGTCTTTTTTATCGCAGGAACATTTGCCAGTTCGTCTTCCTCCTCTTCATCTGCGGCTGCAGTGTCCGCCAAGTTCTCAAATCCACCAAACAATTTCTCATAGAACTTTTCCCATTGTTCTACACTTAAAGAGACATATTCTAGAGTGCCATCTTCTTTGACTTGCTGACAAACGAGTGCACAACTTCCAAAAAAAAGGGTGCTATCAATTGGTGGCGGAAAGTCGTATTTGTTTTCCATATTGGCCTTTCCTTCTGTCTTAGCATAAACGCTTACAGACCATTTCTTGCCCTCGCTCTTCAATTTCCAAACAGTTTGCTTAATAAATCCATCGGGCTTCTTAAAATTGCATTTTTTGTATAATTCTTCTGCCAAAAATTCCTTTACCTTGAGTGATGTCAAAGATCCTGTTTTATCAACAATAATAATTCCGACATTTTGGTTGGATGAGCTTTTTGACATTATGATATGGGTTTATAAATTATTTTAATGAATAGGTTTAAATAGTTTCAAATATATTATTTATTTATAATAATGAAAGCGAATCCTATACAACGTGAACGTCATCAAATATCAAAAAAACATCCGTATTATAAAGGACATCCAGGGTATGAGGGCCATAATTATGGAGATCAAAAGCAACACAAGATTTATATAGATGGATTTCATCCTAAAGATTTGAAACCTCACTTGTATAAGTTAGAGCAGTATTATAGGAAGGCTAAAAAGTATACCGAATTAGTTAGTGATCAAGGGATCATAATTATGGAATCTGGTAAAATTTACAAACAAAAAGTGGTGGATGTTCCTGTAATCAAAAAAGACAATTTTCTTATAGACAAGAGTGTTATTAATAAGGAGCAATTATTATCTCAAATACCTTACCATCATATTTGTAATCAAATTGTTGCCAAATATTATGGTTACTCAGCTGAAATAATGCTTGTTGTAGAAGGAAAATATGAGGGACCAACATTTGAACCAGTCAATTTTTATTTTTTAGCGAATGAGTGGGTTAATTTGGAAAATCCAATAATTGCCGAAGAATTAGATCGGTTTTTATCTGTGTTAAAGTAATACAAGGCCATGCTATTATGGACATTACAAATTAGTATAATTTCCATTATAATGATATTTTTAGTCCATCATTTATTGCTCTTTTTTAAAAGTACTTTGACTGTACCGAAGATCAAAGATTTAGTCAATGTTCCTCAAAAGAAATATGAGGATATTTATAATATTTTATCTAAAGATTCTTCGTCTTCGGCTTATGGTTCCAAACTTGATAGTGGTTTTAATTCTATCAATGAAGTTAAAAAAGAGACCAAAATAGAAATAAGTTCAATGAAAAATGAATTGAAATCTTTTTTGAAAAAACAGTTGAACAATGGAAATAATAGTGGACTTGGTCCAACAATTAGTACTAGTGGAGGAAGTACTAGAATTGATACTCTAGATGCTTTATCTGGATCTGGCTCTGGCTCTGGTTCTGGTTCCAATATAAATTTTTCAAGTTACTAGGTATTTTATCTTATCTATTATTATATGAGTGCATCTGCAAGTAAAGCAAAAAAATCATTAACTTTTAATCCAATATCTGAACAAAGAGCATATTATGAGGGAAAAGAAGGAGAAGGTGAAGGCGAAGGCGAAGAAGGAGAAATTTATGAACCTGAAAAAGTTGACACATTCATTAAAGCAATTTCAGAACCCGAATTGCCAAAAGAAGTTATACGTTTATCCAGTCCGCATTCTTCTTCTAAACGTTATAAAAAAGCTGAACTTTTACCAAAACCTGTACTTGTGTTATCAGGTGATGATGTAACTAGATATCTTAAATTGATGAAAATAAAAAAACAATTGCAAAAGGAGTATAATAAGGCGAAATTTTATAACAATAAACCTTTGAAAAAACTTATAAAAAAAGACTTAGCAAACATTGAATCTTCCATTGAAGAATTATATTATCTTCGTCAATCAAGAGGAAGAGGTATTATGAAAACAAGAAAAATGTTTCATAGTCATAAGAAACAACCAAGAACTCAAACAAAAAGAAACCGAGTTTCTAGAAAATCTAAAAAAAATAACAAAAATAACAAAAACAATAGTAAGAATAAAACTAGAAAACAATAAAACATTGAAATAATAGAAAATATATGTTAAAATTAAAAAATCAACAGTAAAACAGTATAAAGGCATTTCTGTATCAAATATATTAGGAATGTTTATCAAAGATCACGAAAAGGCGGAAATATTGCGTTCTTTCCCAAATATAGAACTTTCTTATGAAACAATTGTGCATAAGAAGGTTTATAACTATGACTTTGTTGTCGCTATTCCTGAAGGTGTGAAGTATTTTGTATGGTTCACTATTTTCAGAGATCAAAATGTGTGCTTACTTCTTGAGATCAGTGAGAATAAACAGATATCAAATATTGAGGTAGTACCTTGTTGTTTCAAAGATAATTTGTGTTATGGAGTCGGCACTATTTTATACGGCACTCTTTTCTTAAAAGATAGTATCCGTTTTTTCGCTTGTGAAAATATTTTTTATTCTAGTGGTTCTTCTATTGACAGTAAAAAAATAATAAAAAAATATTATTATTTGAATTCTCTACTTAAAAATGACTTGAATCAGCTTATTTATTTTGAAAATAGCATTTTTATTGGTTTACCATTGATGAAGAAGAATGATAGTTCTCTTTTAAAAGAGGTTTCTTTTTTGCCATACAAAATTAGTTGTTTTCATTACATAAATCATAACTATAAAACAGAAATCAAATCACTATCTTACGAGAAGTTCAATCAAAAATCTATTCCTGAAAAAGAAGTGAAGAGAGAAAAAGTTATTGTATTTAAAGTGAAACCAGATTTACAAAACGATATTTATCATTTATATACTGCAGATGATCATTATATGGGAATTGGTTATATTTCTAATTATAATAACAGTGTTATGATGAACAAGCTATTCAGAAATATTAAGGAAAATCAGAATTTAGATGCATTAGAAGAAAGTGATGATGAAGAAGAATTTCAAGATGACCGCATTGATAAATACGTTTATTTAGACCGTGAACTAAATATGGCGTGTACTTATAATCATAAATTCAAAAAGTGGGAACCTTTGCGAGTTGCAAATGAAGGGAAAGGAGAGAAGGTTGCGTTCAAAAAAGATTCGTATTATATGGAAAAAAATAAAGCATAATATATATGAACAAATTAGACCCTCAACCTATTTCAAATCTAGGAACTCCTTATAAGAATATTGATTTTAATTATGTTGGAGATGGGACAAGTTATGCAGGTGGATTTGGTTCTAATGAGACCAATAGAGAATTTGGCATTACACCTGATTGGACTTCTAATAATGTGAAAGCTGCAGCTGCAAGTGCGTTGAGTGGTGGTGGATCTAGAAAACGCAGATACAGACATAAGAGGTCTTCGTCTTCATCTTCTTCTGGAATGGCCGATGTAAGCGTCAAGGCATTTTCAAAAGATATAAAAAAGAAAATGAAAATAATCTCAGATAAATATAAGAATATGAAAGGAAAGAAATCTTTGAGTTTAAAAGGAATGAAAAAGAAGTTCAAGTCTATGTTTAAGACAATGAAGAAGAATTTAAAGTTACAAGGTGGAAAGAAAACAAAGGGCAGAGCTAGAACTGCCAGAAGAGGTGTAGGAAGATGGCGTGGACTTAAGAGAAGTCAAAAAGGTGGATACCACCAATTTATGGGAAATGTAGCGCGAAGTTATGGATTTAGTACACCTGGAACTGCTCTTCCTGCGTCTGAACTTGGTCTAGCAAATCCTGCCCCTATTACTAGATATGCAACTGGTGTTGATAATTACAACCACTTTTACGGCAAAGGTGCTCAAATCTGGAATTAAATTGTGTGATCTTGTTTCGGAATTTTGATTAAACATTTTCCAATACCAGCTCCAGGAGTTGTATTTTTGTCTTCGTAACTATTCAAGCATTTTTTGGAATTCTTACTTGCTTTCTCTTTTTCTTTTTCCTGAGACCATTTACTTAGATCTGTATTATAGTCCACACTGTTTGTACAAATTATTTTATAATTCTGTTTTTTATAAAATGTTTTGCGTTTTCGCCATTGATTTTGAAGTGTGTCGTGTTTGTCAATAATATCTACAATAATTGGACTACTATGTTTTTCTCTCAAAATACGGCCGACAGTTTGTTCTATATCCGTTTTAGGTGTGGCCATAATAAGGGCTGATAATGTTTTTATGTCCAAACCCTCTGCTGCGAGACTGTAAGTAGCAATTATTACCATTTTGCTCTCAGATTCTTTCAATGCCTTTTCTTTCATCCCACCAACGTAATATCCAACAGTCGCTATTTTTCGGTGTTCAATTGCATCATACAAATATGTGAGTAAATTTCTGTTATGTGCAATGATCATAATTTGCTGTTGCGGATTTTGTTGAATCATATCTTTCAAAACTTTCAATATAAACTCACTCCGATGATTAAATGTACAAAGTTTACAAATTAACGTGCTGTATTGAAGATTCCCACGCCAATCTGTTGGTATCTCGTTGAACTCAGGGTCATTGGAAATATATTCAATTCCTCGCACAACCACACTTTGATCTTCTTCTCTCTTACTCTTGTATAAAATATCACCCAAAAACATCTTGAATACACTTGTTGTGCCATCTTTGCGATCCATTGTTGCAGATAATCCGAGTGTGTAAAATGTGACAATCTTGAAAAGAGCTTGACTAAAAACCTCACTAGATATATGGTGTACTTCGTCTATAATAGTGAGACCAAAACTGGAGAACATTGTATCTGGATAATCCTTCATTGAAAGGGACTGCAGCATTCCAATGACAATATCTTTGTCTTCAATATCAATGATTTGGCCTTGTATTCTGCCAACTTTGGCTGCAGGTAAGAACTCTGATATTCGTTCCACCCATTGGTTCAACAAGAACTCCTTATGCACAATTATCAGGGTTTTCTTCTTCAGTTTTGCACAAATATAGAGGGCCAAACAGGTTTTGCCGAACCCGCAGAAAAGCTCCAATAGACCTCCTCCCCCTTGTGACTTATTTACGTGTGCTAAATATGTGGATACGACAGGTATTTGGTTTTCGCGAAGGGAGCCAGAGAATGTGAGATTTATAGGTTCACCTTCTGGAATTTGGACGATTTTAGGTTTGCCGAATTTTTGTTCGCCATAATAGCGGGGTATATAGAATTTATTAGGTGACTCGCGATATATTGGAAATGTAATAGGAGGTGGACCTAGACCAGGTGCTGACTGAGTTAACGGTTTAGCAACGAGATCTTTCTTTATTTGCGCACATTGTTCAGGAGTCAACTCTTTTTTCAAAACAGTGTATCCCTTTTGTCCGAGATAACTATTTAGAGAAGTTTCACAAGTAGTTTCAAGTTTAGACGTCATTTAGCAGGTATAATAATAATGAAGACAATGTTATTAAATTGTTTGTTTTCAATTTTAATGGAAAATGAGGGCTCTTTCGGTGGCCACATTTTTGGAGAATATAATATACAATTATGATATATGGACAATTTTAAGGATCTATTTCAAAAACAGAAAAGTGGAGAAGTTTTATTGACCATTCTTTTCATTGTTTACATTTTAATGGGTTATAAGGTTCCTGAGCCTGTGGCCTCAGCTGTAGACAGTGTGGTCGGAAAAGCGGTTGTTGTTATTGCTGCCATTGCCTTATTCTCTTATACCAACCCTGTTTTAGGTATTCTTGGATTTTATATTGCATTTGACTTGATTAAGCGTTCTTCTGAATCCACTGGCACATATGCTCTCCAGAAATATGTTCCTACAGAAGAGAAGAAAGAATGTGAACTCAACTTGTATAATCAATTTCCTTATACTTTGGAGCAAGAGATCGTCAAGAAAATGGCGCCTCTAAACTCCACTGATGTTCCAAGCGATGAACAGTTTTCTTTTGGACCTGTTTTAGATAACTTACACGAGGCTGCTCCTATTGGTTACACTGGTGTTATCTAATCTAAGGATCTAATATGTTGACAAATCATAAAATGATACTATTATTTTATGATTCTTATTATTTTATTAAGTTGCCGCTGCACCCTTGGGTTGCATCGCCTTTTTGGCTTGTTCAACAAGGGGAATTTTGGTTCCAGAAAAAACGGATACAAGTGCACTAAACCCTAAAACTAATATGAAAAATATTGCACCTGCAATCAAAAACATTGTAATCGGGCTCTTCAAAATATCATCCATTGTAAAATTCACTTCAATATCAGGAATATTTGCTTCTTGTTCAACATCTGTGGTCTCTTCTGAACTCCCAGTTGGTTGACAATCAATATAAATTTGACCATCATTCACCTTATGGTTCGGTCCAGTTGTATTAATATATAATTTAGGACCATCCATTATTGGCGGCATTGCAGTAATCATATTTTTCATAGTCTGAATGGTTCCATAACTAAGATGTATTGCATCAACTACACCAAATACAACCCATTCTTTATTGAGTGCATTATAATTGAAAAACGGTTTTGAAGGCACAATATTTTTCAGATTATAATCGGTTCTTACAGTGGTTGATTCACCCGAATTTGCAGCACCTGTTGAGACCTGCCCAATAATGGCTTCCATCATTGGATCACTAATACTTCCTACCATAATCGGAATACAAATCACAAGACCAGGTCCACCGCTTGTAGAAACGTGGTTGATGAAGACTTCACCAGGGAGTTGCTCTCCATTGAAAACGTGTCTAGATGGAGATACAATGTATACATCCTGTACATTATAGTCCAAATTATTGTATTTAACAGGTGGCACTGTACCATTGTCGTATGTAAGGGCTATCATTGTCCCGTGATTGGTTGCTGTACAGTTGCTGGTAGGGTAGTCAAAAGCCAAATTACATTTTAAATTACAGACCCCTGCAATATTTTGTCTAGATATATTCATTGTTGTCATTAATAAATAAAAATATTATTTTATTTATATAGCAATGAAATTAACTAAAGGAAAAATATCAAAAGCAATAAGAAAAAAGAAACAGAGTATGAAAAAATATAAGAGGAAGAATGTGAAGAAGAGTGGAACTGGTAAGGCCAAAACATTTAGAAAAAGGAAGGGTACCAATCTGCTTAAATCCACATTGAAAAATTACGGGCTTATTGGTGGTACACATGGAGATTTATTTGAAACGCAGGATGGTCCTCTTCTCGGAAATTATAAAGTTCTCAGTCTAACTCCAGAGAAAGTTAAAGGCAATCCAAAATTTAAATTTATAGAAGCATATGATGGTAAAGCTGATATTAAATCAGAAGCAGCGATAAGATATATGCAAGACAACAGATATGTTGATCCAAGCGTTACTTCGGACATTGAAATGCAAGATATGAGCAAAGGAAAAAACGGTCCTTTATTTGATGTAGATTTAAATGATCCTGCTGCTATAACTGGTAGTGCTCCTCCTCTTCCTGATCCTACTGTTCCGGTTAATTCTCCTGTTAATGCTCCTACTGCTCTTGGTCCTACTACTAGTGCTCGTGATTATCAAGTTGGAAGCCCTCAAAATCCAGCTCCTTGGTCTACTGGTGAAGTTAAGGCTAGGAATGCTCAAATAATTGCTGCTGCAAATGCTAAGGCTAACGAACCAGATATCCAAAAATTAGCAGAATTTTTAAAGATTGATCCAAATAGTGTAGCAACACTCCTTCAATTTCAAGATATTGAAATACCTGGTTCAACAGTTACAGCAGAATCTATTAAAACCTTCAGTGGTCTTTTGGATTATGCAATGACTGCGCAAAAACCTGCTTGGTTTACACAATCTTGGACATTGAATGATCCATATGGAAAAAAGGCAAAATATCAAATTGGTGCAACGCTTCCTAAATCAGATGTTAAAGAAATAACGCCTAGTAATCTTACAGATTTATTAGTGGATTTATGCTGTGACTCAAATAATGTACAGGCTGGTGCAAGAAAGTTGACTTCTTTGGCTTCTTACTGGGTTGAAGAAGGCGACAATTTTCAACTCATTTCTCCTGTACAAGGTGGAAAAATGAAAACTACAAATCCAGGTAGTTTGTTTGTTTCTTTTGACGATGGTAAAATATTTATAATGTATGGAGGATTGAGAATTTTAATGTCAACTTTATTACCTTCTTTACAAAAATTGATGTCTAAAAAAGCCAAAATGGCTTATTTTGATAAATCTGGAAATGAAAATACGGCAACATTTGCAAGTGCAGAAAAAATAAAGGCTGGTACAAAAAAAACTCTTCCTTTGGCTAGTGCGATTACAATTGATGGTCAAGAATCATATGCAGGATATATAAGATACTTATTAGAGAGAACATCTAACGTAGTAATTAATTATAGTCCTGTTTACTATTTATTGGTAGGAGATGTTTTTCAAAAACAAATTGGAAAAACAGGTGAACCCGGAGATTGGTATTTTTCATTTGATGGCAGAACTATGATTAAAGATGATGATATTCCAGAGAATTTAAGATATAAATATGATGATCTTTTTTTATGGCTTGCAAGTCCTATTCCTCCAATTCTTCCACGTGCACCTGTAGTAAATGGAAGAGGAATGAGTGAAACAACGAACGCAGAAGCAATGGGTTTATCACAACAAGATAATGAAGATTTACAGGGTGAACCAGATTTAAATGCAATATCTGTTGAAGGTGATAGTTCGGATGTACAACAAGAGATCTCTGATCTAAAACAACAAATAGTTAAATTACAAAAACAAGCCAATAGGGGTTCTAGCTCAGGTTCTGCTTCTGACACTAGTTCTTTTGGACTATCAGAAGGTCAAATAAATGCATTAGAAGGTATGGAGGGGTTCCAACCAAGTAATATGGTTGCTTTTTTGAAGACCTTTATGATTTTGATCGCAACTATTATAAAATTAAATGATAGTAATGCCGGTGGAAATGGCGACCTAAAACAGGCAATGTCTATTTTGGCGAGTGGGTTGAAACCCGAGACAGTTGATAGTTTGGGTGGAGTTGTGGATTCTGCAGGAGATACTAGTGCAGCATCAGTAAAACCTTCTGTTGCTTCTAGTTCTGGAGATAGCGTGGAACCAGATAACTCAAATCAATCTAATAGTGCAGGTGATGAGGTTATTAGGTTAACAGAAGAAATATCCAACAAGAAATCTGAATTCAAAGAAAGGTTGGATGCTTTTAATAGTGCAGAACAAGCAATTGAAAATATGCCTGATACAGATCCAGATTATACTGATTTAAAAAATAAATTAGAAGAAGCTAGTTTAGAACTTTCAAAATTAAGCAAAAAAACAATTCAGTTTGTTACTGATCAAGAGAGTAAAATTGAAGAAATATTTGCTGCAGCAGAAGGATTAGATTTGCCAGAAAACCAAAAATTTGCCGAAAGTCTTGAAGATGCTGGAGATGATATTGATAATTTAAGTCAGGTTGTTGAATCAAAAGATCCATCTTTTTTACAAAAACAAGAGAATGAAGCGTCAGAAATTGCAGCTGAAATAAAATCAAACAGTAGTAACTTGAAAGATTCTGTTTTGCAAAATGGAGCAAATGTTGTTTCTGGATTATTACAACTAGCAGCACTAGGTTTACATAGTTTATCTTTAGCAGTTGTACCTAATGAAACAAAATCAAATTCAGTGCCGCAGGTACAACCAGATATACAACCACAAGTACAACCAGATCCAGCATTATTAACAGCTCCAGTTCCTGATCCTTCAGAACCTGAAAAATTTCAAGAAACAGAAGAAGAACAATTAAAAAAATTAAAAGAATCTATGGAAGGAGGTAAAGAGAAGAAGAACAAAAAGAGAAAATCAAAGACCAAAAAAACAAATAAAAAGTCTTCAAAATCTAAAAGATCCAAGAAAAATAACAGTAAAAAGAATAAGTCCAAGTAAATAAATAATAAGGACACCTATTTTTAATGTAATTTGATTATTCTAAATAAATGGCAAATACTTAATGGTATCGTTCTCGTATTTGGTCACCTTAAATGGTTGGTTATAACCTTCCACAAATACATTGTCTCCGCTAAATAATTCATCCACGCCATTATCATTCAATGCATTACGCCCTTTGACAATAAGAGGCAATTTCACATTATTATGCTGGTTAGAAATCGCATAATATTGGTATTTACTACGTCTCACGTAAAGTGGGCGCCCCATCAACTGCAATATATTGTTTTCTGTTTTATTATTGAGTGGTGTCAAAATTCCCATTTGTCTATAATTAGTATCTACTGCATTTACTGAAACATTGATTGGGACCCTACCAGGGGGTTGTACAAAAGCCAAATCTGCCATTATATAACGCTCGTCTCTCAAAGGTGGTGCTAATGGATTATAAATAGTGTTTGCCGCCTGTAAATTATTATATGGAAAATTAGGGATTCCGAAAAATCCTGTTGTCCAGCCACCATTTGGATTACTATTTCTCTCTTCAACCTCTTGATTAATAATGATTTTTTGTGATGAAGGACCATTAGATTTGGAAACGTTTGCATAAATTAAGTAGCCTATAATAAAGAATAAAATGAATATTATGGTTAATGTAACACTTTCAAAGCATATTATTCCAGGTGGACATTTTTTATTAGAATTTGAAAATTTTGCCATATAATATAACATAATATAATTCATAATAAATAGATTATGTTATTGTCTTTTGGTTATTAGGCTTACTCTTGAATCTGCTTACTCTTGCGCTGGACCTCCGACATTGAAACTTTTAGCAAGATTGGCCAAACCACCCAACTCCTTAAAATCCAATCCCTTTAACATTCCCTTGGCTTGTTCCAAAAGTGGTCCCATATTCTTCATCGCATCGGCAAGTTGTAATTGTTGGGTCATTAACTTTTGAGTGTCTTGTGTCAAGTTCTTAATACCATCACCTCCAAGGATTTTATTGAGATCGCCATATGCGTCCTCTACTGTGGCGGCATAATCAATACGATTATTGCGGCTCTTATTGGTTCCATTAGACTGGAAACCAGATACATCTGAAGTAGTTGTAGTTGTAGTGGTGGGTTCTACAACAGTTGTTTCTTCGGGTGCTTCTGAACCAGTAACAACAGGTTGAGCAGGACCAATTCCAGCCGCACCTAATTTATTTTCTAGAGCTGTTTTCATTGCAGCCTTCTTATCATCCACATTTGCACTTATTGTTGCCTTAGTTCCTTCAGGATCTGCCTTGGCAGCATCAACCTTTGCTTTAATTGCGTCGGCATTCTCTCCAGTCATACCCTCAGTAACTTTCTTTCCAACCATCAAAATACTGGTCAAAATAAGAGGCACTGTCAAAATGATAATCATATTTTTACTAAAGTTGCCTACCAAGAAGCCAACCAAAATAAAGAAAATTATTGCGTTAATATTACCCAAAACAAGATATCCAATCATATTTGTAACCGCTAAAAATAGAACAAAATAAAGGACGTATTTGTTTTCTAACATCTTGATGAAATTCTTTGGCAGTTTCATATTTATATATAAATACAAATATAATTCTTCTCTCAAACATCTGGAAATCTATGTGAAAAAATTGAAAATAAAATGGTAGTTTTTTGTGTTTTTATAATAACACAACTAGTATGAACATAGGGTCTATAAAACAAAAAAATCCTAGATATCTCGGGTTAGTTGAATTATTTCATCCCAGAACTCACGGATTTGAATTTTCCAATTATAAGGAACTATTAAATCATTACATTATCTTTTGTTCTAAAAATTTCCTTTTAAATGAATATGATTGTGAAGATGAGTATTCATCTGCAGGTGAATACGAATACCCTGACGATGCTCCATATTCTGATACAGACTCTGATACAGAATCAGAAACCGATTCCGAAACCGAACCAAATAGTGTGACTAGTTCAAACCAAGGGTCTGGATCTGGTTTTGGATCTGGCATTAATATAACAAATTATGCCATTAAAAATGAATTTGAATATTTGAAAGGTGGACGAAGTATGTGCTTATCTGCATATAATGCAATTGAATTGAATGATGGAAGACTATTAAAGAACACAGTTATTAGAAATTTCCAAAATATTATTAAATCTCCAAAATATTTACAGCCAGAGATCTTTGAAAAAGTACATGTTCACAATAGATGTTGTGCAATTATCAAAACATTTTGGATCAAAATTGTGCAGCGTTCTTGGAAACGGGTTTTCAAAGAACGTACTAGAATTAGAGCTTTACGTAGAAGTGTAAAAGCGATTTTGTATTGGCAAGCGTTTGGAAAATGGCCAGATTATTGTGCTTATATGCCTGGAATCAGACATATGGTTCGTTAAGCTTTTATGTCGCTTATTCTTAAAGTCGCTTTTGCAAAGCTTTTAAAAATAGGGTCCATTATTTGCACTAGATGACGATGACGATGACGACTTTCTTGAAGACTTCCTAGAGGAAGACTTCCTATGTTTTTTCTGTTGTTTTTCTGGTTGTTTCACAAATACTAGAGCTTGTTTCTTATCGTGCTTTTTATGATGATGTTTTTTGGACCTATGTTTGTCTTTGCTTTTTTCCGCACTTAAATATCCACTTGGCGAAGGAGGTTTTTGTTCAAAAAGCGCAATAAAACCTCCCCTTTGGCTTGCACCTCCCATTTGTCTTGCGCCTCCCTTTTGTTTCCTAGATCTACACTTGATCATCCTAGATTTTCTCCTCTTTGATTTTTTACCACCACGAGGGTTTGAAGAATTCAATGCATTATAGTCTCTTATTATTTCATCTATTTTGTCTATATCTTGTTGAGTTGTAAATCTTTGAATATTTTGATAAATAGAATTTATAATAGTATCTGCTCTTTCAATTTTTTGGTCATATTCTGCTATTTTCCCTTTTAATGATTGAATTTCTGCTGGGTTTGCAGAGTTACGCAATTCTTCTTCTAATCTAGATTTGTCTTGAATTAGTGTTCTTATGCGAGGAATCAAAGTAGCTTCTAGAAAGGTTACTACTTTCTCAAAAAAATTTGAATACAATTTAGATTTTTCAAGACTACCTTCTTCCAATCTACTTAATTTTTGTAAAACAACGTCTATATTTACAGGAGCAGCAGACATATCTTATATATAGTAGAGATATTCATTCTTCTTCTTTCATAATTATATCTAAATTTCTTTTTATTTTTTCCATTTCTCCAACTATTTGTTCTTGTTCTGCCTTAGAATGCTGAATATCGCGATCCGTCAATTTTCCGCTAATAATAATATCGCTCACATATTGGTTCAACATTCCAAACGCTTTTAATTGGTTTTCTTTTTGTTTGACAGTATAATTATAAAACTTCTCGTAATCCTCCTTAACTCCGTGCAAAAACTTATTCTCTCTTAGATTCTTTTTTAAAACCTTCCTACGTTCTAATAACCAATTACGCTTGGCTTCTATTTCGGCTTCTAATTGTATTAATTTTTGATCGCGTTCTCCTAAAGGCATTGGCTCTTGACTAGGCACTCTTTCTATTTGAATCAATTGAATCGGCATTGTTATATTACTTTCTGATTATTTTTTCTAACTGCGTTTTACTATTTGTGTTTCACTAGTTGCGTTAAATCACAATTATTTTTTTTGTAATTTTTTCACTGGGTTTGGATTCTGAAATTGGAATATATATTAGATTCAAATATAAAATCTTAACAATATATTATTTAGGATGTCACAGAATACAAGAGAGCCTCTACTTACACCAAACGATAACAGGTTTGTTATGTTTCCAATTCAAGATCAGAGCATATGGGAAATGTATAAAAAACAAGTGGATTGTTTTTGGCGCGCGGAGGAAATTGATTTATCCAAGGATAACAATCATTGGGACAGCCTAAATGCAGACGAGCGAAAATTCTTATCTATGATTTTGGCGTTCTTTGCTGCGAGTGATGGCATTGTTTTAGAAAACTTGGCCCAGCGTTTTATGGGAGAAGTGCAATTGGCAGAAGCTCGCGCCTTCTATGGTTTCCAAATTGCGATGGAAAATATTCACTCGCAGACATACAGTCTTCTTATTGACTCTTATATTAAAGACCCACAGGAAAAAGATAAGCTCTTCAATGCTATATCAAATTATCCTTGCATTAAAAAGAAGTCAGATTGGGCGCAAAAATGGATCCACGATAACCGCAGCACATTTGCCACCCGATTGGTCGCCTTCGCCTGTGTAGAGGGAATCTTTTTCAGCGGCGCGTTTTGCAGCATCTACTGGATGAAGAAGCGCGGTTTAATGCCCGGTCTCACTTTCTCCAACGAATTGATTAGTCGCGACGAAGCATTGCACACCGAATTTGCTGTGCTCCTCTATTCCAAATTGATGAAAAAAATGGGGAAGGCGAGGATCCACGAAATCATTAAAGATGCAGTTGATATTGAGACCGAATTTATTTGTGATGCATTACCGTGTCGTCTTATTGGTATGAACTCGCAACTTATGACACAATATATCCAATTCGTCGCGGATAGACTGGCGGTTCAATTGGGCTATGATAAGATTTATAATGTTAGTAATCCTTTTGACTGGATGGAACTAATTAGTTTGGAAGGTAAGACCAACTTCTTTGAAAAGAAGGTGGGAGATTATGCGTTGGCTAATAAGACGAAGTCGGAGGATGTATTTGCATTCACTGCTGACTTTTGAGTCCACCTTTGAGAAAGGTGGAGCCAAATATTTTTCTAAACCCACACGAATTGAGCGAGTGGAGGCTCAAAAAAATTGAAAAATATTTTTTTCATATTATCCATAGTACACCTTATTCATCGCGCACTATGGATCTTACCAAATACGAATTGAACTGCCTTGTTGCGTTATGGTATTTAACGTTTGTAATCGTCTTTTGTATAACTAAAATTATTTGTGGGATTATTTATTCAATCACCAGAACCAGAACCAGAACCAGAACCAGAGATAGAAAGATTGAGTTTGATCATTCAGAGTCAGACTCAGACAAAGATTTAGAATTTGTCAGCATCAAAGATGCGGTTATTTATGTTCTAAACGAACAAAGTATAAACACTCGTCAAGACCTTGATGCTTGGTCTAATGGACGTTGTAGACAAAAATTTTATGCAATAGTGAAAAAATATTGCAAAGTTGCGTGGAATATGGAAGATGATCCTATTTCAGTTGCCAGACGAGCTTATGAGTCGTTGTTACCTGGATACGCAAATTCTTCTGTCCACTTTTAAAAAATAAAAAGATAATTTTACTGAACTTTTATTACAAGTGGAAAAGATAATAAATACATAATGTTATAAATTTATAGTAATATTTATAGTAATGTCATCTTTAAAGGTAAATGTTGATAAACTACAACCCAATACTAGATATAAATTCACCAAAAGTATAACAGATCAAACAATATTTTCAGGAATTTTTACTCATTATGGAAATGAAAATGGCGATCCTGTTGGACGTCTTTTTTTTACAAATATACAAATTGATGAAGAATGTAAATCTGTTTATGGAATTTTATCTGTTCCGAAAAAACTCATTACAAATATTTATGTATTAACTTTATTCAGAGGATTTGGTGAATTAAACCATTTGATTGATTCTTATTAATACACTTTTAGAAAAAGTGTAGCAAAACCACCTGCATTTTTAGGATGAATGGATAAATAATTTTGCTCCACTTTTTTTAAAAGTGGAAAAATGATATAAAACTTATATACAAATACTTTACATATGATTAGCACGTACATTATGGGTGGACTCGGCAACCAGTTGTTTCAAATTTTTACCGCGTTGGCATATTCTCTCAACACAGGTGAGCCTATTATTTTTCCACACAGTGATCAAGCATTTGGTAAGTTCACTGAAAGGAAGGTCTATTGGAGTTCGTTTCTATCTTCTATCCAAGTTTTAGTCAAAAAAATGATTCCAAAATTTGATATGATGAGAGAAAAAGGATTTGAACATAAACCTTTGACCAAAATCTTTGGAAAAAATGTCATATTATTTGGTTATTATCAAAGTTACAAATATTTTGATCACGAATATGAGACAATTTGTAATATGATTAAACTTCAAAAAAAGAAAGACTTTGTTTTAGATAAATACAAAGATAAAAACTACGATTTCAATGATAGTATATCTATGCATTTCAGGATTGGAGATTATATTGATATCCAAGATAAGTATCCAATATTAGAAAAATCATATTATAGCAATGCATTATCAGCTATTCTAAAATGTTATTCTGAATTGAAACGCGTGTATTTTTTTACTGAATTCAAAGATATTATAGAAGTAAATAATATCATTATTGAACTTAAAAAAGAATACTCTTGTCTGGAATTCATTTATATTTCTCAAATTGAAGAAGATTGGGAAGAAATGTTATTAATGAGTTTGTGTACTCATAATATTATTGCCAATAGTACATTCAGTTGGTGGGGTGCATATTTCAATAATAATCAATACAAGACTGTTTGTTATCCTAGTGTATGGTTCGGACCTTCTCTCCCAAATAATACAAAGGATTTATTCCCTCCATCTTGGATTCAAGTTAATGTGAATAGTTTAAATTTATAATTTAAAATAGAGTCAGTATATCAGTAAATTTTTATTTAATAATAAAAAATTGAATTAAAAAATGTTGCATATGATTATGAATATGAAGTGCCTTATAGAAGAAATGGATTTAACCAAATTATCTAAAACTGATCTTTTAACAAAGTGTTCCGACCTTGGAATTACTAGATGTAAATCCAAAAACAAACACGAATTAATTGATCTTATTAATAAAAAAAACAACAAAAGTACCAATGTTTTAAAAAAAATAAAACTTGTTATTCAAGATGATAGTAATCCAATGTTGGAAAAACTGCAAAACACTCAAGAAGTAACAAGCCCAAATAATAAATTAGATACATTAAAAATAGTTTCTTTGTTTGCAGGATGCGGTGGGCTTGACTTTGGTTTTCATAACAATCCGAAATACGAACACGTATTAGTAAATGACTTTGACAAAGATGCGTGTGATACATATGAAAATAATTTCGGTATAAAGCCTCTTTGTTGTGATGTCAAAAAATTAATAGATATACCTGATTTTGATTTATTAATCGGAGGATTTCCTTGTCAAGGATTTTCAATGGCGAATCCATATAGAACAGAAACCGATGAAAGAAACAAACTATACTTAGAAATTTTAAGAATTTTGAATCAAAAAAAACCATCTTACTTTATACTTGAAAATGTAAAGGGTATTTTGAATATGGGTGGATATGATACTGAAGTGGATAAAAAAAATAAAACAGGCAGGATTTTGAAAAATATTGTTGAAGATCTAAAAATGTGTGGATACAAAGTTGAATTTAAATTGTTTGAGTTAAAAAAATATGATGTTCCGCAAAAAAGAGAGCGCGTTATATTTGTAGGTGTAAGAAATGATATTAATTTTAAAATTAATTGGCCTGTAGAAAGTGATAATAAATTAACATTGAAAGATGCAATTGGTGATTTATCCATTGATTATGACAATGAAACTCAGCATATTGGAACTAAACATAAATGCAATGTAAATGGTTTCTTAGGAAATCGTGAATTAAAATGGGATGAACCATCCCCAACAATTACTGGAAGAGGTGGTGGAAGCGGTGGTCCAGTTATTCATAATCACCCAAGTTTAAAAAGAAGATTAACTGTTAGAGAATGTGCTAGGATACAAACTTTTCCAGACAATTTTATGTTTAAAGGATCTGTATCATCAATGTATAAACAAATTGGTAACGCGGTTCCTTGTAAATTTTCAGTATATTTATCCAAATTATTTCAAGATAGTTAAATCATAACACGAAATCTTGGATGTCCTCGCGTAATTCTCTCAAATTTTATTTTTGAAATATTGTCAAAAATGCAATACCCTTTTTTCTCATCAACAAAGATAAGTTTCACGTCTGAAAATATTTTTACAAGATTGTTCAACGATTCTTTTAATTTATCTGGATTTATTATGTATTCGTGTGAAATATCATTTAATAAAATAAGACTATGTCGGAAGTCTTCATATTCAACAGGAAAATCCATTTCCGATTCCAAACATATTTTATAATATTTGAACAAATTCATTTCAACAATAAAATTGCTACCATCATTTTTAATGAAAGGGCTTATTTCTGGAAGAGTCTTGATGATATTTTCTCTTGTTTTGTTTAATATAGTGCAAATCTCGTATAATTTATCTCTGTTTGAAACGCACAACTCATCAGGACTGACATTTTCAAAATTTTGTAAAAGTATTTTAACTTCTTGTGTAATAAGAGGTGAATTCATTATTATTCTAAATAAATCTAACAAGCTGGTAATTTTTGTCTTAATTGGTCTAAGAGCATTGCGGCCATTAACTCCTGTATTAAAAGTATTAATATCTAATTTTTTAACATCACAATCAAATATGACTCCTTCAATATTAATTTTCATATCATAGTCACTATTTTGACCAAGAGGAGTTGTGTTCAATTCAGCCGCAACTTTGTCTTCTCCATCTCCAATTCCTTTTCCTTTATTATGCGACTGAAATGGTATATCTCTTGATTTTTCAGTCCAAGGTTGATAACTTAAAGTAGAATTTGGTTCATAAATAACTAACTTAGACTTCTGACTGGTTTTGTTTTTCTTTTTTTGAACAGAAACATCAATACATTCATTAGTCATTTCAAAGATTGTTTTCATTTTATTGTATTTTGTATTATAACAATTATTTTTAATTTATAAAGTATTTCAATTTTTATAAAAAGTTGAAATATTATGTGTTTACATATTTTGGTTATTTATCAATAGATCCAAAGACATTTTCCTTAATCAAATAAAATCCGTTGTATCCAATGGCTGTAATGGCGAGCATCAATAATATTTCAAAAGCGAACTTAGGAGTTTTCTCTCTATTGTATCCAATAAAAATGATCAAAGGTGCAATAATACAAATATGTATTACATTTATCCAAGGATTTTTTTTGGTAGACGCCTTGTATAAGTGAAAACAAAAAATGAAAATGCCTAGCCCTAGCAAAATATTGAAAATATATGGTTTCAAATCTGTCTTCATTAGTCCAACATAAAAAAGAAAACCTCCTACAAAAATAATATGAAATAACTGAACAAATATTGTTTTCATATTATTTAATTATAAAAAAAACATTTTCTTTTACACCTTTTCTCATTTAAAACGCCCATTTTAAATGAGAAACTTATAAATAATTCTTCTTGATTTTTCGTGTCTTGTTTTTC